CGGGCGGTCGACAGGTCCGCGCGCAGCGCCATGTCGGACTCGTGGATGGCCTGGAAGCCGCGGATGGACGAGCCGTCGAAGGCCAGCTCCTCGTCCGCGTCGAACGCCTCGGCAGGCACCGTGAAGTGCTGCATCACGCCCGGCAGGTCGCAGAAGCGGACGTCGATGAACTTGACGTCCTCGTCCGCGATGAACTTCTTGGCCTCGTCGGCGTTCTGGAACATCCAGCTCCTCCTACTCCCGACCGTCCCGCCGGGGTGGTAGTTCGTTCGTGCGGCCAGTGCGGGTGGCACACGCTGACCTCGACCCTAGGGACGGGTGGTTTCTCGGGCGTGACTCATTTGTTTCGCACAAGTTAACCGGCTCACCTTCCACCGTAGCCCCGACGCACCCCGCCGTGCCCTGGTCATTTACGGGCGCAGTACCGTGGACGGGTGGACAACAGGCAAGCACTCGGATCGTGGCTTTCCGGGCCCCGCGCGGCCGCGGAAGAGGCCGGTGTCGACTTCGGATACCGGGGCGAGCAGCTCGGTCTGCCCGAGGAGGGACCCGGCTCGATCGCCCGCCCGGGGCGGCGGCTCGGCGCCCTCGCCGTGGACTGGGGCCTGAGCCTCCTGATCGCATACGGTCTCATCACCCAGAGCTACAACGAAGCGGCCCAGATCTGGGCACCGCTCATCATGTTCGCCCTGATGGTGCTCACGGTCGGTACGGTCGGCTTCACGCCGGGCAAGCGGCTCCTCGGCCTGCGGGTGCTCGCCCTGGACACCGGCCGCGTCAGCCCGTGGCGCGCGGTGCTGCGCACGGTCCTGCTCTTCCTCGCGATCCCCGCCCTGATCTGGGACCGCGACGGCCGGGGCCTGCACGACCGGCTGGCGGGCACGGTCGAGGTCCGCATCTGACACGGACGCCGAATCTGACACGGACGAACGGACCATGAGTGAAGGGGCGGCCGGATCACTCCGGCCGCCCCTTCACTCATGTGGTGTGCGGGTTGTCAGCGAGCCTTCGGCCCGCCGCCCCTCGGCATCCGCATGCCCTTCGGCATCGGTCCCTTCGGTCCAGTTCTCCCGTGTTGCATATCCGTTCACTCTCTCTGTAGCGCTCTGACCTGCACGAAGAAGGCCCCCTCCTCTCGGAGGGGGCCTCTTGTGTGTCTCAGACGAGCCAGGCCGGAAAAGCAGAAGGCCCCCCGTGCTGCTAGGCCGGGGGGCTTCCGTCTCATCTCCGCTAGCGCGAAGCCTTGCGTTGCGATCCACCTCCGCTTGCGCGGAGACACCCCCGCGTCGGCGGGGACAACTGCGAGTAGCAAGCTGGAACACCCCCGCATCGGCGGGGAAGCGGGCTACCCGGCTGACAAAGACTCTGCCACACCTCACTGACAGCCCGCCACTGGCTCGGTTCGACTCACCCGATCGAGGGCCGGCGCGAAGCGCCGCGAGGGTCTGTTCGTCCCCAGCTCCGGGGACTCCGTGCACAGAACCGCTTGACCAGACCCGCAGCGATCATGCTACGGTCCTAACGGATTCAACCTAACGGAATCAACCTAGGCATCAAAAATTGACCCCGGCAGTGCGGGAACACTCCGGGGTCCGACACCGAAGAGCGGGTCTTCGATGCGCGTGCAGCGTAGCAAGCTGAGGTCTGGCTTCGTCCAGATCCCGAACACCATCGCGAGGCATGCCAGCCTCTCTCTTGAGGCTGTGGGCCTCCTGACGCGTCTGCTCTCTCTGCCTGACGGCACCGGGGCGACGGTCGAGAAGATCACCACTCAGGTCTCCAACGGCCGGCGCTCTGTCTCCAACGCCATGAACGAGCTGATTGCGGCTGGCTACGTCAAGCGTGCCAAGGTGCAGGACCCGGAGACCAAGCAGTGGGTAACCCTCACCTCTGTCACGGACACCCCTGACGCTGCGACCTCTCCGACTGACCGGTTCCCGACGGTCGGCGAAACGAGTGGTCGGGCCGTCGGCGGCTCTCCCATAGGGAGAAAGACAGAGTGCAAGAAAGACACCACCCCACCCCCGAGCCAGGCTGAAGACCCGGCTCCGCTCGCACCTGAGGGCGCCGAGAAGGGTGGGGTGGGAGAGTCCACCTTCCTGCACAAGATCGGCCGCGAGATGGCCCGCGAGGGCCGCCGCATCCTTGAGCGGCTGAGCCTGCACAAGAGCCTGCCTCTCACGGACCAGGAGATCGCGCGCCTGGCCCCCAAGGTGGTGCCGTGGCTACGCGAGGACTACCGAAGCGACGAGATCCTTCGATGCCTCACCGATGCCTTGCCCGAGCAGATCGACTCTGTTCCGGGCCTGATCTCTCACCGGCTGAAGCACTTCACCCCGGTCAGATCCGTCATCCCTCAGCAACCCTCCCGGCCCGTCAAGCGGGCTCGGTGCGAGGGCTGTGAAGTGATCTTCCCTCTCGGCCACCAGGGCGGCGGCGTCTGCCGCAACTGCAAGGCCGAGATGGACCGTGCCGTCGCCTTCATCGGCGCCGGCCTCTAAGTCAACCCCCGAGCACATCAGAGAGGACTCTCATGTCTAGAGCTGTGCCCTGGTACATCGCGGCTGTTCTGTACGTCGCCATCCCGGCCGCTGTCGTGGCGGCGCTGTATATGTCCATCCCCGGTGAGATCGCCTTGGCTCGCACCGCTGGGTGGAGTGAGAAGTACGCGCCCGCCATGCCGGTCTGTCTCTCCGTCTACGCTCTCGCGGCTGGCGCCATCTCTTGGTACCGCCGCAAGATGCAGCTGCACGGTGAGAGGACGGCTCTCATCGGGGCCGTCATGGCTCTCGCGCTGGCTATGTCTGCCCAGTCGATTTCTCACCTGATCGAGCAGAACTACATGGGAACCTCCGCGGCCCTGGTGGTGGCTGTCTCCTGCGTCCCGCCTCTGGTGATCGCCCACCTCGTCCACATGGCTGAGACTCCCTCTCAGGTGAAGACGGCTGGTGAGGAGAAGGCGGAGCTTCGAGGGATGATCGACTACCTCTCGGAGGAGCTGACTATCTCACTGGCCTCTCAGTCCCTCACGCTCACCTCTCGGGCCTCTCAAGTGGTGAGGGAGCTTGAGAGCCTGTCTCAGAAGGCTGAGGGACTGGTCGAAGAGGCTGAGAAGGTCTCCGAAGCGGTCGAGGAGTCCATGACCGCTCCGAAGCCTCAGGCCCTCGCGGCGCGGATCGTCAGAGCCAGGGAGGCCCTGAAGGCTGAGAAGGGCCGGTTCACCGTGGACGAGCTCTGCAAGTCTCTCGGGATCTCCCAGGCGACGTACTACCGCTACAAGCCTTCTGAAGAGTCGACTGAGGCCATGCTGCCGCTGACCGCCTAGTAGGCCGGAAAAGCAGAGGACCCCCCGCAGGGAAAGTGCGGGGGGTCCTCTGGTCTCCGGGACACGGCGGGCGTCCCTTCGACGGCTCCGATATTAATTCCTTCCATCCGGCAGTCGCTTACAGCTTCCGGACCATGACGGCATACAGCGGAGAGTCGTCAGAGGGCTTTGCTTCGCCGACCTTGCTGTAGCCCCAACGCTCGTACAGTGCCTGAACTCGGGGGCGAACGGTCTCCACCAGGAGCGTCACCATGTCGGCCGACACCTCTTTGAGTAGGGCGTCATGGATCTGCTGTGCCCGACCGGTGCCTCGCCACTTGGGGATCACCATGAGCTCGGACAGAGCGAACACAGAGCCCCTGAGGTCGGAGGGGCGCCGGTGTCCCTTCCACCAGCCGCCAGGCTTGAACATCGAGCCGTAGGCGTATCCGACCGGGCCGCCCTCCTCCCAGCCCGAGACGCACTGCCAGTCTTCTCGTGACGACCAGAGGTCCACGAAGTGGGAGAAGCGCTCACGAGAGTGGAAGGGGTCCAGGTCGTCAGCGTAGGCCTCGTCGTGGATGTCCAGCAGTAGAGAACGCACGTCCCGCGCGTCGGCGTGCGTGTATCGCTTCAGATCCACTGGGCGGACTCCTCAATCCACTCGACAACTTCGGGGACCTGCGAGCCCGAGGCTACGAGCACCTTGCGCGTTGCTGCCAGAGTGTTCGTCGTACGCCGTGATCCGGACTCTGAGGGCAGCATCATGTACGCCTGCCGCCCTGTCGCGCTGGCGAGTTCAAGATCTCCCTGCCTGGCCTGGGCCAGGGCCAGGTGCGCGGTGTACAGGGCGCGGTTCCGGATCCTGTCTTCTGGCAGGGTCGCAAGGGTGCGGTGCAAGCAGTACTCGGCCCTTCCGTGATCCCCCAGTGCCGTCCATATGAACGAGGACAGGGCGTCAAACTCGCTGCGGTCGTAGAAGCTCATCCACTCGGGACGCTGTTGCTCGGTGGCCCGCGCGAAGGCGCGTTCGGCGTCTTTGAGGGCCCGAAGAGCGTCGGACCGTCGCGCCGGCACGCGCGCTAGCCCGTTGGCGTTGCGTACGTGGCCGAGAGACAGGTACAGCGGATCTCGCCGTGCGATCGACGAGCGCTTCATCACCTCCGCACCCGCCACGGCCTCAGGGTGGTTCTCCCGCATGCTGGACGTCAGGAACATGTGGTTCCAGACGTGGAACATTGCCTCACTGTCCCGAGACAGGCCGGCGAAGGTCAAAGCCCTGTCGAGATGGGCGCGGGCCCGATGTGGTGCGCTGGCGTCGAGTGAAGCGAAGGCAGCGGTGCTGATGGCTTCCGCGGCGAGCCGGTGGAGCATGTCACGTACACGCGTTGAGGCCGTCGATGTTGCTAGCGCCGACTCGATTCGGGAAGCCAGCTCCCCCGCAAGGTTTTCCACCCTCTTCGAGCCGCGTCCCGCATCGTCGGCACGAAGAATGGACACGTAGTCCCGATGAAAACGCCGGACATCGCTGATGCCAAGTCGTCCACGGTCACTGATGCCTGAGGACCCGAGGGCCAGAGCAGAGGTCGCTGCGTTGAGGAGCGTACGACGGTGCACAGGGTCTGCCTCCTTCTTGCGGGGCACGAACCCTAGATCCTCGGCACTGGCAGAGAGCACCCGTTCCAGGGCGAGCCTGATGCGATCCTGTGGCCACTTCGTCTTGCCGCGCAGCCATCGACGTACGTCTGCGTCAGTGACCTTGCCCAGCTTGCCCGTCAGACGTTCGATTTCCGTGTTGACCTGACGTGCTAAGTCAGCCTGGCTGAAGCCGAGTTCCTTCATCCGAGCTGCAAGCTTCTCGTTCTCCTCAGGCATGTCTCCACGGTAGCTCTGAGCGACCAGTGGGACACAGGTAAAGGTAAAAATCACCGGGGTCATGCGAGGGCATCGACGTCTGTTTCACCTGGGCCGGACGCTTCAGCCGCCGTTGACTGATAGCCAACCCCCAACCACAGCGGTATGAGGTGATGAGATGCCCGAGTCCACGGCTGGCACGGGAAGCGGGGCGGCCTCCTCCAGTGAGGGGCCGTACCTTCCCGCAGTCGGAACGATCGTGAAAGACACCCACAGCGACAAGATCGCCGAGTTCAGAGGAAGTTGGGCCGGGGTGTCATGGGTCCGACCTGTCGACGGAGGCCGGGAATGGCCTGTCGAGGCGACGAACATCCGCGAGGCGACCCCGGAAGAGGCGCTGAGCGCACGTAATAAGGCCCGCAACCACGTGATCGGCGCCCGCTCATGAGTCGCTCCCTGATCAGGTTCGTGCTGTACGACCGCCGAGAGGACAAGACGGCCGAGGAAGAGCGCTCGGCGCGCTGCGTGTGGGGTGAAGAGAAGGAGTGCGGGGCCGAGTCCGGCACCCTCACCCCCGCTGCCCTCGAAGAGTGGATGCTTGAGCACGTCAAAGAGACTCGGCACACCCGCTTCCGCGTCTCCGTCGCTTCCTACGTGGTGTGGGAGCCCCGAGAGGAGGTGCCGGCGCCTACCCCTGTCCTTCCGGAGCTGGAGCCCGCGAAGGTCGAGCGAGTGAAGGCGTGACGTACGTAGTTTCACTGCCGCGCGGCTGGTACTGGGGTCGATGCATGCTCGGGTGTGGGCGTGAGGCCATCCCCGTTAAGTGGCTGGGGCCAATTCGCATCCCCCGTGGAGAAGGTCAACTGTACGGCTGCGGGGACTGTGTTCCTCGGCTCCTGGCCATGGTCGAAGAAGACCTCGAAGCCGCTGACAAAGCCGCCTTGGTGGCCCGCTAGCCCCACCCTGCCGGACGTAATCCGCAAAGAGGCTCCCCCGTCTCTTCGGAGATCCCGGCAGGGTGGGTTAAGTACCTCTGTCGGTGTCCTTGATTGGGCGATCCTCAAGGGGGGACAGCGAGTGTCCGACAGAGAGCCCGTGAAGCACAGCCGTATCGCGAGAAATTAACGGCCTCGTCGGCTGTCCCCGGTCCAATCCCGGGCACGGGCACCCCAAACCACCCCCCAAGGCCCCGGTCGTCTCCTTCCCCCTCCGCGGGAGATGGCCGGGGCCCATTCGTACCCTGCTTTTCGGAGAAGTCATGAGGATGCGGTGCACTAGTAGGCGCACAATCCAGCTCGAAACGCTGCGTTTGGCTGAGAAAAACCTGCCCTGTTGTATTGAAGGGTTCGAGGTGGAGCCATTCCAAGTCTTCCAGTGTGAACTTGGGGCCGACGGACACGAAATGCACGGGGCTTTCCTCGACGAGTTGGCAGATCCAGGAAAGGACGCCTTCTTCTCTTGGGTGGAAGGCGATGAAACCCAATACGTGTTTGCCTCAAAGGTCTGCGGCCGTCTCGCCGCCAACGATGATGACATGTGCACTTTGTTCGAGAAACACTCAGGAGTCTGCCGCTGGGGAATGGTCGACCCTGTGATGGTCGCTATTCAAGCGCATGTTGATCAGGAAGTGGCTAGATGGCGAGACATGGGGTTTGCTCCCCCGCTCCCCAAACGGGGGAGTGACTGACCTGAGAGAGTGAGCGCCTGGCGGTAGGCATACCCAACCGCCTACAAAATAGACGTCGGTGTCAATACCGGCGTTTTGGGACGAAAACCCCTCAAAGTGTGGTCCAGTTCACGCTTTGGGGGGTTGTTTGTTTCCTTCCAGAGCGCGGCGCGAGGGGTTGACAGGGGCCCGGCCGGCACCTGTCGGGCCTGTAAAGGGGCTCGAACGAGGTTCGGAGGAAATAGAAGGGGGCTGAGGGTAATTCTTTAAACCCGTACACGATCGAAGGAAGGCACCCCCGGTGGGTCCTCGTTTATTGAATGAATGTATTACCCCCACCTGTGTAAAGCGCGGGCAAAGGAATGAATTGCATTCATCGATAACGAGTTGATAAATGCGGGGTCACGACCGAATTAATTCCGACAGTTAGGCACTCTAAATATATAGTGAGGCAACCTAAGTAGACTCCCTAAGGTGTCCGAAATGCCGGGTGGATATGTCCGCTAATGAGGCTTTCCAATGTCCAATAAGTCGGCAATGTCTTCCCCTATGTCCCAAATGTCGCCCCATTATGTCCCCTTTTGGGGTTAGGTTGAATCCGTTAACAGGGATAGACTTAGGGCATGCCCAAAGGGGGAAACCCCAAAGGGTGTGGTTCCCCATTGTCGAAGAAAAGGAGGCGAATACAGATAGCGCGCGAGGCGCGCGGCCCGCCCATGGTCATGGGGTGGCTGTGCAATGCCTCTACTGAGTGACGACCTTCTACGTAGGGGTGCCGCTTTTCGGAAGTGCGCCCCATGCCAACCCCTGATAGGGGAAGGACGTAAGCCAGGCTTGGCCTATGCCCGATCGCGTGTTTCCAGCGCGGTTCGCGTGTAGGTGACCGGTGCCTAGCAACGGTTCGGCCGTTGTTGCGCCCCCGCGCTGCCGGGTGGCGTAGTTGACAACTCGATAGCGTGCCATATCTCTCTAATCCTGAACGGGTGTAGGGGTGTAGGTCGTGTGGATTGCGGCCGAAGCACTGGACGGGTGGAAATACCGTCTGGATACCTCTGTGAACACGTAGGGCCGACGCCGTAAGGCTTATCTGGCCGGGGAGTGAAGCACGCTAGCAATTCGAGATACACGCTCCGTTTAAGCACTGCGCAACATGAAGCGGTGTGTACGCGCGGGGCTCGCAGTGCCCAGCATGCGGCGCGCACGGTAGGGCGCGCTGCTGCTGGAATTAATTCAGCACTTCCCTTTGCAGTGAGGGTTATCACTGTAGGGCGGCGATCCGGTCAAACGGTCGCCGCTCACTCCCAGTACTCCGTAACACAAAGGAGACATCATGGCTGCAATCAAGCCTGACACGCGATCGCGTGAAAGCATGGCTGCCGGTAAGGGCGGCGAGTGGAGCACTAAGACCGATCCGGTCAAGGGCCGTAAGGCGCGTAAGAGCGCTGCTGCTGGTGCGCCTAAGCGCAAGTTCGCCACCATCGACGGTAAGCGTGTAGAGGTGCGCCAGGCGCCTCCTAAGGAGGCACGGCCGTATCCGTCGGCCCCGGTCACCGCGCGGCCCGGTAGCCGCGTTGCGGCTAACGCGATGCGGGGTCACACTGACCCGCTGGTGAAGCCGCTCCCTCGCAGGGCGATCGGTCCCAAGCTGGACGTCGCACGATCCATGACGAAGCGCGAGGCAGCCAACAACCTGCCTTTCATGCCGGAGTTCCAGGCCGAGGGACAGCCGTACCCGCGCATGGCGCGCGACGAGAGCGGACAGGTAATGCCGCGCGTCCGTACGGACAACGGCATGACCAGGCAACTCCAAGGGCGAGGTATCGAGCGCAAGGACGCCCCTACGTGGACCAAGCGGCAGCTCGCCGCGATGGAAGTGGAGTCCAAGGCCATGCGCGAGGCACAGGCGGAGCACGCACGCCTGCGCAGGGTGCAGGAGGACTACCAGGAGACCCGTAAGCAGACGAAGCAGGCCCTCATGGACGCCATCGGGCGGGAGCGTGACGCGCTCGCACGCGGGGACCAGGAGGCGGCGGAGGCTGCCCGTGCTGAGGTCCGCCAGCTGCGCAAAGCCGCCAAGTACAAGGGCTAACTCTGCCCTCAAGGTTGAATCCGTTAAGAAATGGAGTCATAGTGAAGTTCACGGCCGACCTCTTCAACAACCTGCGCCGCATGTGTGCCGTGCGCGGCGACAGCTCCGGGCGCGTGTGGAAGCTGCGGGCCTTCATGCACAAGGAGGGCGACAGGGCTCGCTACTACCTGTGCCGTAACACGATCACGGGTGAGTTCCGTGTCGTGAACACCGACGACATGTCCTACCTCTACTAGGAGACCTCGCATGCGCATCTGCACCCGCTCTCTCGCCAACGTCCGTCCCCACATGCGCCGTAAGGCTCTGGTCGTGCTGCTGGACCACTTCCGGCGCAACCGTCAGGACTTCCGTAAGGGCTGGAACTACGTCTTCACCCGCGGCCGGCGTCGGCCTCAGGTTCGCGAACTGCCCATCGTGGCTGCGCCCGTGATGGACGGATACGGCTCCCGCTACGCCAGTCCCCGACTGGACATGAGCCGCCCCATGTCGTCCACCCCCCTCGACCTGATCTGACTCTCTCAGGGTCCCTTCGCGCCCTTCGGGGCGCGTTGGAATCCGGTAAGCGTCCGAGCAATGCCGGTGGATGGAAAGAGGCGATGTGCCTCAGATGACTGATGCGGTGGCTGTTCGCGGCCACCTCGCCAGAAGGACCACGCAAGAGCTGTGCGACGACTTCGAGCAGCTGGTGAAGCTGGAGCGTCGTATGTCGTGGGCAGAGCAGGTGATCTCTGACGCCCTGTTCAAGCGTCAGCCGCTCGCCTGGGTGGAGTGGCAGATGGAGGGCTGCCCCTTCGGTCCGGTGATGCCTCACAGGTTTTTCGGCCTGAAGTAATTCCCACGTCCACGAGCGAAGGCCCGGATAGTCGATGTATCCGGGCCTTTCGCGTCCCATCGTACAGAAAGGCTCACCATGCAACTGACCTGGCATCAGCAGCGCGCGGCAGCGATCGGCGCGGCTGCGATGCGAAGCGGCAAGGACGTGCCACACGGCATGCGGGCGTGTGACTGCTGCGGTGACCTCACGTTTGGCCCGTTCGATGACGAGTACTTCAAGTGCTCGCCCTGCGAAGACACCGAGTGCGACCCGGCGCACACGAACCACTGCTTCACAGGCCACTGCGACGGGTCCGGCTGCGGCTACTACGGCGCGTGCTCGTTGCGGTGGGACTACGAGGCCGAGTTCGTCTACGAGCCCGAGGACCGGCCCGGCCTGAAAGTCGAGATCGCTGCGGCCGGTGGCGGCACGGTCGGTAGGGCGTACGCCGAGAACGAGTGGTACTACCGCGTGCTTCGCGACGACGAGCCGTTCTACGCAGGCACCGACCTGCGGTCGGGCGGCATCCCACAGACGCATGAGGACATGGTTCGCGTCCTCTTGGACTCCCTTGCAGCCCAGCACGTCATTCCCGAGCTGGTCTGAGCACGCCTGGATTGGGCGAGGCACCCCGGCCGGCGTCGGGGTGCAGCTCCCTGTCTGTGTGTCCTCACAGGCCCGTAACTCGTGGAAGGAATTCCATGCGCAAGTTCTTCAAGCACCCGTCCCGCGGACTCGCGCTCGGCCCGGCCATCCGCAGGTGGGGGAAGCCCCGCATTCCCGGCAGGTACCGAGTGTGTGACTACGTATTCGGCTCCGTGACGGGTTCCCGCACGCTGTCTCGTCGCGGCGCCATCCGCACCTTCCAGCACCGCGCCGGGAGGGGGTTCTGACGTTGACGACAGAGACGTCCTACTGGCCCAGGAAGGAGAAGGACAGGTTCTTCGTCGAGCCGTACGACCCGGCGAACCTGCCCTTCGACGATGACGGGAACATCGACTTCGCCGCGTGGATCAAGATGCCCGCCCCGATCCAGCGGCCCTTGCTCCCGTTCATCCAGCCCGACCCGCCACGCCTCACACCGAGCCACTTCCCGAAGCCGCCCGGCTGGAACTGGCGTCGCGCAGAGCACCTGATCGGCCCGAACTTCTGGCGTGGCACGCCCATCGTCCTGTCCTGGTACGGCACGACCACGCTCAGCTGCTACCGCGAGGAAGGCGATTACGTCGTCCTCGTCGGTGCTTTCCGGCAGGAAGCCAAATTCCACAAGTACGCATGGGTCGAGTGCCCGTGAAGGGAGACGCAATGAGCGAGCTGCTTGAGACGGCCTTGGTCACGGAAGGGACGACGCTCTACCTCGGCACGTCCTTCTTCAAGGTCAAGGAGGTGCGGGAACCCACTGACCCACGCTTTCCCGGCTGGACCTTCGTGGGCCACACCTTCGACAACCGGCGCGGAGTCTGGGGACGTGAGTGCGTCCGCAGTGCCACCTATGAGCAGAAGTGGCGCCTGGCCACCATCGACCTCCCGGACATCTACTTCACGGCCTACCTGGAGCCGGGCGACCCGGCCGTGGTCGAGGACTACGCCAACGGCTCGTCGCTGTGGTCGGTCGAGGTGAAGTGCAAGGTGATCGAGTTCGGCGAGATGCATTCCCGAGTCAAGATCACGGGGGAGTCGTTCCAGTTCGTCAAGGGTGCCGAGTACACGGTCCCCTCGCAGCGCCTCTACCGCAGGAAGGTTAAGAAGTGAGCGAGACCAAGACCTACACCGAGGCGCAGGTTTCCGAGGCTGCGAGTACGGCCATGGACCTGATCCTTCAGGACATCGAGTGTGACGACGAGTGGGAAGAGTTGCTGTCGCTCCTGGTCAACGCGACCGTTTCCGTTCTCACGTCAGGCATGAAGGCCACGCTTGAGGACGTGATCGAGGAGAACTACGGCGAATCCGTGGACGAATTCAAGAGCGAGAGGGGTTTCTGACCATGGTCGAGTTTCAGGTCAGCTGGAGCACGAAGACGCCGGGCGAGACGCACGCTTCCTTCTCGGGGGACCGCACGCCGTGCGGGGACGGACTGCCGGTGATCGAGGCGAAGCCGTTCTACGACTCGAAGCTGGAGGACGTGACGTGCGTAGAGTGCGCGGCACACGTCGTCTACGACATGAACGAGGCTCGGGAGGCCGCCCGTAAGGGGACGGCTGACATGGTTGCCCGCGGGGCTCTGTCGGAGGTGGACGACTTCCAGCTGCGCGAGGAAGCCCTGAGGCTGATCCCGCCGAAGGTCTACGCGGAGAGGCGCGAGGGGAAGCCCTGGGGAGCCATCAAGACGGACTTCCTCCTCATCGCAGCCGGCGCCCCGGACCACGACGCGACGGGCGGGTACGTCGGCATGCTCGGTCTCGCGATCATCGATTCGCTGGAGAAGTCGGAGAACACCGACAGCTGACCCTCTCCCAACTCACCGTTCAGGCCAGGAATTCGCTCCTGGTCTTTTTTCATGCCCGAAAGGACTCCCATGCGAATTCCGCTCATCACCAACTGGTTTGAGCGTCGCAAGATGCGCGAAGCGGCCCTCACCGCACTCGTGCACTCGGACACGCAGCTGCACGAGAAGCAGAACTACGTCGTCGTGAAGATCGACGAGCACTCCGACGCGCTCACGGATCTCGTCACCAACGTTGACGAGCTGCTGAAGCTGAACCGGCGTCGTGAGCTGCTGGTCGCTGCCGCGATGAACCTCGTGGAAAAGCTCGATGACGAGGAGCTGGCGCATGACACGGCTAACGCCTTCTCCGTGACCGAGCTGTTCCCTCTCGTGGACCTGCTGAGGACGGCCGGATACGACGAGGCCGCGAATTGGTGGGCCGACGCTCACGACGGCTGGGCGGACTTCATGAGCGATGAGGACGAGCCCGACGAGCACCAGGACCAGGACCAGCCCGAGCCGGCCGAGGGCGAAGAGCCCGCCAATCCCCTGATCGCGACCCTCTGAAGGAGAACGCCCATGCCCAAGTACCAGGAGACGCTTTCGGATGGCACGACCGTCCGTGTCAAGGTCCAGCGGACCATTGCCGGGACGTACTTCCACGAGGTCCCGAGCCGGAAGCGCAAGGCCAATTCCATGATGCGCCTCGGAACCTCCATGTTCGCCATCTGCGGCCCCCGCCAGGATCTCGTGCCGGTCAGCAATTCGAAGTACGACTACGCGGGTTCCGACGACGACGGAGCGCGTAAGGCTCTGGCGTTCTTCGTCGAGTGCGCTGAGGGCTGCATCAAGGAAGCGGAGAAGGAAGGAATTCCCGTCGAGCAGTGCTACTCGACGGACTGACCTCTGCGCGGTTCCTGTTTGGTGGCGGCCGGGAATTCCCGGCCGTTCGCCACGGTCAACCGAGAGAGAGGAAACAGATCATGTCCCGCAAGTACCCCAAGAGGGTCCGTAAGGAATACGCCCGCAAGCTGGCCGCCGCTGAGGCGTTCGTCAAGACGTGGACGAATACGGGCCTCGCTTCGACTCTCATCACGGATTACTCCTGCACGCTGACGTGCGAGGAGGCCAAGGCGTACGCGGACCTCATGCGTTCCTTCCGTTACCCCAACACCGCCGCGCAGATCATTGCGGACCACTGCGAGGACTGTGACCAGCCGGAGGAGCACTTCGACACCAACGTCTGGACCGTTGATGTCGAGGTCAACACCTTCTTCCCCGAACTCAAGGCCGAGGTGGAGGAACTCGGTTGGACGCTGGTGGTCAACGCTGAGCATCCGAACGAGGCCGGTAACAGGGCCGAGGAGGCCGTCACGGCTCACATGCAGAAGGAGGGTCTCCTCAAGTCGGGAATGTGGATCACTTCCGCCGAGATCAAGCCGGGAGTCCCGGCGTCCACGACCCTTCACGCCTGGAGCGACATTCGAGAGGACGCGTAATGGCTGTCGAAATCATCGTCGAGCGTGATCCGGACGGGGAAACCACGCTGTGGTACTTCCGCGACGGGCTGATGGTACGGGCCGAAGACCTGAACATCACCGAAATCCACGTGGACCCCGGAGCCTCGGGCGGCAACGCGGAATGGGTGCAGGGCATGAAGGAAACCGCAGAAAACGCAAGTCCCATCGCTCGCCACTACATCCGGTCCATGGTGGCCGGTTACGCCAAGGGAGAGGAAAAGCAGTGAGCTGGCGCTACAGCGTTTTTCCCTGCACGAACAAGACGGACGATCACAACACGTGTGAGGCGTTCGGAGGGCCGCCGTCAGACATCCTCTGGGATGACCGGTGGCGGGACGCTTTCCGAAAGGCCGAGGACCTTCCTCACGCCATCGTGGTGCGGGAGTACAGGGGCGAGCTGGGCTGGAGCAAGAAGTCCTTCACGGTCTTCGAGCACGTCGAGGGCGGAGCCACCTGCTTCTACTGCCGGAAGAGTCGCGGGCCTCTGTGTAAGACGCCCGAGGGGAACCGGTTCATGTGCGACTCCTGCAAGCGGCTCTCTCGTGACCTCCACGAGAGGAACGCCCGTGCCCACGGCACTGACCCGGACAGGTGGTTCTACGTCCCGATCATCGACACCCTTGACTGGGAGGCGCAGTGAAGAAGCCCTGGATTCGTCCCGTCGAGTTCGAGTTGCACCGTACGGGGCTGGGCTGGTGCCCGGATGAGACGACGGTGACCATCCACCCTTACAGCCGTCTTCAGGCGGCATTCGTCCGCGCCCGGCTCAAGCGATGGCTTGCGACTGATTACTACCGTCGGCCCTCGTTCAGCGGCACGGAGAAGGTAAACGCCATCATGCGAATGTCCCGAAACCTGGATGAGGGACCGTGGAAATTCACGGACGTTGATCTGAGCGTGGTCTTCACGGTCCTGGCCTGGTCCAAGGTCAAGAGCCTGGACGAGAACGAGGCACTGAGGACCGCCATATTCGATGCCTACCAGCGCCGTTTCTTGCGCTAGCGGGCTTGTCGAGAGGCCCGGACGGTCGATGCGTCCGGGCCTTTTCCATGGCCGCTGGAGGAAGGAAATCTCATGCACTTGGCCTATGTCGAGTGGGCTCCCGAGTTCGAAGAGGAGCACACCGCCACTTTCGTGACGGAGCACAGTCACAAGAAGTGCGCGGAGAAGAACCCCGAGATCGAGGTGACCCTTGAGTGCGACGCACTCTTGCCGCCGCTCATCCGTCATGTTCTCACCGATGACACGAAGGATCGCGTGCTGACCGCCGCGAGAATCTGGGCGCTCTCGTGGGTTCCGGTGGGAACCGCTTTCACGGTCCGCTACATCGGCGAGACCACGCCACCGGTCCCGGCGAATCCGGAAGGCCGTTACACCTTCGGCCGTCGAGACGAGTGGGGGCGTTACCCGGTCTACGTGGATGGGGCGCTGGCCGGCCATGTGCACCGCAACCGTAGGACCTGGTACGCGCGGGGGCTGGACGAAAAGAAGTCCACCGACCACAAGACGCGCAAGGAAGCTGCCGTTCGTTTGGTTGGCCTGATCGATATGCGAAGGAAGATGGGGTGATCCTCCAGGGCGTCTACGAGGTGGACGAGAAGAAGCCTCCACGGGAGCCCAGACCGGACGAGTCCACCGAGTACGACGACGAGACTGTGAAGTGGTTCATCCGCTTTAAGGGCCTGCGTCGCGAGGACGACGATGGCCCGGTGCTCCCGCCTGAGTATCGGCTGTTCAACAGTCAGTACCCCAGCTATCTCGCTGAGTTGGAGCGAAGGAAGCGGGCGGAGGAGGAATCGCAGCGGAGAGACGCCGAGGCGCGTGCAGTCATGCAGAAGGCTTACGAGCACAAGCAGCGCATGCGCGACATGCGTGAGTGGGGCCGTGAGAACGGCTACTTCGTCGGTACCCGTGGCCGCATCCCGCGGCGGGTGGTCGAGGCATATAACGAAGCGAAAGGAATTCAGTGAAGCACGAGCACTTCGCAGTCGGGTTGGTGCCGGGAGAGCTGGTGAACCTCGCGGTGAAGATCGCGTGGACGCCCGGCAGTGCCGATTACTCCCTGATCCTGTGCAACGCGGCCGGCGAGCCGATGGAGCCACACCGTTACGACTGCACGGCGCAGGAGCCACTCGGGTACACCCCGGAAAGCGGGGACTTCGACATGTGCGTCTACTGGGGACTGGCGCACGTCCCGCCCCTCCCCGGACAGCTCGCTCGCAGCCTCGCGGGCTTCGCCTTCTTCAAGTGGTTCAGCCCTGCGGCGATGCCCAGCAAGGATCGCGGGAAGTGGGAGGCCGTGAAGTGAGCATGATGGGCAAGTTCCTGAGGCATTCAAATTATGTCGTCGATCGGGCTGCTGAGGCTGCGGCCATCCCTGATCTCAGAAAGAGCCTTGCCGCGCTGGACGACGTGTTCGCAGACTGCGGGCGGATTGCCTCCGTGTACCCCGGACCTTGCGAAGTGACACTCTCCCTCGTCTCACGCGCTGTAGAGGTGTGGCAGTCCGGCCGGGAACTCTTGAGGAGTCTGGACGTGTGTGAGCTGAAGCCCAAGGACTACGTCTACATACTGCGCCGAGACGGCTCGGTCCTCTGTGCCGGCCGCGTGAAGAGGATCCGACCGGACGGCAGGTACCGGGTGAAGAAGTCCGGGCGGAACCAGGTCGTGACCGTCCCTCGGGGGCGGTTGAAGGAGCACCCGCAGAACCGTTGGTGAGCGCGCGTTAGCGATGGCTGATGGCGAAGGCCGAGACCTGATGGTCTCGGCCTTTTTCCATGAACTCTCGCTGAGTTCGTACTCACTTCCACACAACAGCAAGGGGGCTGTCCAAATGGCTCGCAAGATCATTACGACGATCTACTGCGACGGGTGCAAGAAGAAGGGCCTGGGCGAGATTCCGGCGACGGTTGAGCTGAAGATCGACGGCGACGAGTACGACCTGTGCGACGAGCACGGGAGCAAGTTCAAGGGCCTGCTTCGTGAGGCCCTGCGCGACACCGAGGACATGGCGCTTAGCGCCTGATCAAGGGGAGGAATTAAGAAATGACGACGTTCGAGAACATGGCATTCGGTCCGATGGGTAAGGCCGTTGCTGCGGCCATGCCGACCAGTGAGGCCGATCCCATCGGCGTGTGGGCCACCTGCCTGTCGCTGTACTCGGCGGCGATCAGCCGCACCGTCCGTCTGGACGACAAGCGCCCGGTCGTGGTGTGGACCGTGCTCGCCGGCCGCAGTGCCCTCGGGCGTAAGGGGTACGCGCTCGGCACGGCTTCGGCCGTGCTGAACAAGGTGATCGGTGGGTTCATTCACACTCGACGGAAGTCGGGCATCGCGAACGGTCCGACGCTGGTTGACACGCTGTCCAAGCTGGAACTGGAAACGATGGGCCAGGACGGCGGCATTGACGGCCGCTGTGTCGTCATCGAAGAGGAATGGGCGCAGGTCCTCAAGGACCAGAAGAAGTGCAGCAAGTTCAGTACCATGTTCCGGACCGCTTGGGACGGCAAGCCCATCTCCAACCGGACCAAGAAGGACGGGCTTCAGTCCGTGGCTCAGCCGCTTCTCGGCTTCACTGCCCACATCACTCCGGGGGAGTGGGCCAAGTACGTGAGCAGCAGCGAGGCTCTGGGAGGCTCGTACAACCGTCTCCTCCCCGTCCTGGTCGAGGCGTCGAAGATGCTGCCTTACAACAACAAGTGGGAGATCCCGGACACAAGCGATCTGAGGGAGGCTTTCGAGTGGGCCACCGAGGAAGATCGCGTCATGTACTTCAGCCAGAAAGCTGGAGAGCGGTACGACGAAATCCGCGCCGAGGTCGAGACCAAAATGGCGCAGTTGCCCGAACTGTTGGCGTCGTACATGGAGCGGTCCGCGGAGCAGGTCAAGCGGGTGGCTGCCGTGCTGTCATCCACTGTGATGACGGAAGAGATCGGCCCTGACGCGGTTGAGGCGGCGTGGGCCTTCGTCTCTAAGTCCATGGCCAGCGTCGAGCAGCTGGTGAAGGACGCGGCCACTGACGGCGGCTCGGCCAAGCCGATGAAGACGCCCGAGGAGCTGATCCGGGATGTGCTGAAGAAGCACGGAGGGCAGGCCAACGCGTCTGACCTGCTTCGCCCTCTCTGGGGAAAGATGAACGCGGCCGGCATCAAGGCGGCCGTCGAGGAGATGGACGACGTGGAGATGGTCAAGGTGAAGCGCGAAGGCCGCGGGGCTCCATCGATCATGTACCGCTTGGTCGACCCCAAGGAGCAGGAGCAGCGCGGCAAGCCGCAACTGAAGGTCGTCATCGGCCAGGCGCAGAAGCCGCAGCCCGAGCTGGATCCTGTCCCTGTCCCCAGCAACCCCTTCGCCGCACTCCTGTGACTCCTAAGTTCATGTTTTTAGGCCTATACGCTTGGGCACTGGGAGATCACGGGGAGTTGACAGGTGGTGACACTGGGGCCCGACCGACCCAGGCGGCCACGAACACAGGCAAGAAGGCAGCAGCTCATGTGTGGCGAGTCAGCCGGTCGGATAAGCAACATCTCTGCCGCCAGAGAGAAGGCCCTCAAGAAGGGAGCCGACGAGTGGCGCCTGCGCGATGAGGAAGAGAAGGAGAAGCGGCGCCAGCGGACGAACCGCCGCATCTCCCGAGGTCTACGCAAAGCCTCTCGGAGTGGCCCGGTCAACACAACGGTCAAGGTACGCCCCGAAGTTTTGAGGGTCGCACTGGAGCTGGCCGACTATGACGCGAGCCGCCTCCAGATCATCAGCGACACAGAAGTGGTAGTCCGCAACTAGGACTATCAAGCAATCCAAGGCGCCCTACGGGGCGCCTTTTTCGTTTCCAAGGTTAGGAGCTCGGACGAATGTCCAACACTAAGACTCTGCGAGTGCCCGCACAGCTTCGGAAGCACGTCATGAGGACCGTGAAGCCCAAGACGCAGGGGGAGCGGGAACTCATGGCGGCCTGCGAGGCCGGCGCGAGGGAGCTGGAGGCGCAGGGCCGGAACAACATGAACTCGATCGACCTCGACCTGACGAACGATGCCCTGGGTGTGGTGCTCAAGCTCGCCCGTGGCTGGTTGGACAGTGACAACGGCAACAACGTCATGGCCGCCAAGAGCATGTTGAAGTACGAGCTGGAGTACACCCCAGATGACCCCCGGGAGACCCGGCACGAGGTCAAGTTCCCGAAGAGCGTCGCGGGCCTCTTCCCCTCCCCGTACGACCTGTCCCGTGGGAAGGCCAAGGGCATCCCAAAGGCCGTGCAGTCCGAACTCGGCCACCTGAGTTGGGCATCGGCCGGTACCTCTGGCCGGGTCATCCACGCCACGTTGGGATGGCTCCTGGATCATCTGAAGAAGCAGTGGGACCACCCGACTCCCGCCGTGCAGCGGGCCGTGCGGAAGTTCATCGGGACCTACACCGAGCCGTACGAGAAGACACAACGGCTCATCAACGGCTACCTCGGGACCGGCGAAGACGAGGACCAGGCCCCGGAGCCCGAGAAGGACGAGGACGGTCTCTTGACGGCCGCGGGACTCATGCAGGCCATTAGCGGCCGGGGAGGCTCTGAGGAGCAGCGGAAGCGCCTGGTCGTCATCGCCTGCGGCGGAAAGAAGTCGCAGAAGCCGGGGAAGATCCCTGCGGACGAGAGGTACATCGGAAACTACTTCGAGGCTTGCCGGTTGGCCGCCGAGGTCATGGACGGCCCCACGATGGTGCTCAGTGCGAAGTACGGTCTCATCCCTCTCAGTGAGGAGATCGAGAACTACAACGTGCGGATGGGGCAGCCCGGAAGTGTGGGATACGGGGTCCTGAGTCAGCAGGTCGAGAGGCTGGGGCTCAAGGACGCCAAGGTGACTGTCCTGGGTGGGCAGGACTATGTGGCTTGGGCTCGCATGATCTGGCCGGACGCGGAAGCGCCGCTGAAGGGTGGCATCGGGCAGCAGCTCAAGCAGCTCTCCGAGATGTACGAGGGCGAGGTCCTGGAGGACGACGAGCACCAGGACCAGGAGCCGGGAACTCCGGCCAAGTGGAGGTCGGGAGAGCTTCGCAATGTCATGGGCCTGCCGGGGCGGTACCACTCTCGCGGGCTGGTCATCTGGTTCGGCGGCAAGGCCGGGAAGAGGAACCCCGAGCCGGGCAACTGGGTGAAGGTCAACGTCATCTACACCGGAGAGGGCCGCTACGACCTGATCGACGTGAAGACGAACGAGAAGGTCATCACCTGCGGTCTGGTCTCTCAGATCCACTGGGCTCCCGCACAGACCCCCCTGCGCGAGTCCGAGCCCGCGGCCGTGGAGGAGCCCACGTCGCCAGGTGACTACGAGGTGCCGGCCAACTTCCTGGAACTGGCCGAGGACGCCAACACCGAGGCAGCTCGGCGCTACTGGAAGCGCCGGTGCGACGAGTGGCGCAGGACGGGCAAGTAACCCAGCACAGCAAAACGGCCCCGGACAGTCGATGTGTCCGGGGCCGTTCGCATTCACTTTACAGGAGTGCACGTGACGCTTCACGTTGTCCAGCTCAGCGGCGGCATGGGCAGTTTCGGGGCCGCCGTGTGGGTGGCAGAGAAGTACGGCACCAGCAACATGACGCTTCTGATTGCGGACACCAAGGCTGAGGACGACGACTTGTGGAGGTTCGCCGACGACACCAGCGAGCTTCTTGGAGTGCCTCTGACAAAGGTCGCAGACGGCCGGAATCCGTGGGAGCTGTTCCGGGACAAGCGGTTCTTGGGCAACGATCGGATCACCCCGTGCACGAAGTATCTGAAGCAAATCCCGTGCCGCAAGTGGATGAAGGCGCACGCTCCCGTCAGTGACTCGGTGGTCTATATCGGCATCGAGAAGACCAAACGCGACCGTGCCCGAATCCCGGACATCGCCCGCAACTGGAAGCCCTGGCGCGTTCAGTTCCCGTTGTGCGGCAAATGGATGCCGGAGCTGAGCAAGGAGGACTCAAAAGCCCAACTCATGGATCTGGCTCGGTGGTACGGTATCGAGCCGCCGCGGCTGTACGCGCTCGGCTACGAGCACAACAACTGCGGCGGTCTTTGCGTGCGAGCTGGACAGAAGCAGTGGAAGCACACTCTTGAGGTGTTGCCCGAGCGCTTCGCATACGCGGAAGCGCAAGAGCAGTCCTTGAGGGACATGCTTGGGAACGTCTCGATGCTGAGACAGAGACGGAAGGGCGTCTCCTACTCGCTGCCGCTCTCTGAGTTGCGCAGACAGCACCTGGCCGGCGCCCCTACCCTTACCCGGTAGTCAGTTCACACATCTCCACCACGTTCAGGCGTTCGACGGTCGATGTGTCGGGCGTCCTCTCCTTGTGGTTTCATACGCACACCACACATGCAGAAGGCAGGAATTAGAGATGGCCCAGCAGATTATCACCAAGCTCATCGACGACCTCACGGGCAAGGAGGCCGATGAGTCGCTGACGTTCGGGTTGGACGGCAAGACGTACGAGATCGACCTCACGACCGCCAATGCGGACAAGCTGCGGGAAATCCTGAAGCCGTACACCGAGGCGGGGCGGAAGACAGGTGGCAAGGGTGGCGCCAGCGGTCGCGGGCGTGGGGCGGCAGCCAAGTCCAGCAGCGAGGACACAGCAGCGATCCGCGCATGGGCCAAGGAGAACGGGTACGAGGTCAACGACCGAGGCCGTGTCCCCGCGACCATCCGCGAGGCGTACGCGAAGGCCAACGGCTGAGCTTGAGGTCCCCGGAAACAAAGAAAAGCCCCCGGCCGAAGCCGGGGGCAGTTCTTTCTCTCTCAACCCGAAGCAGACCCCTCTGCCTCAGTATGTGGTCGGCTACTCAGCCGACTTGTCTCGAAGCTCGGCTTCGGACGTCTTGGTGTCCTCGTGCCTGGCCGCAGCCACACCGACACCAAGCAGAGCCGCGGAAGCAGCCACGAGAGCTTCCCAGGGGACGCGGGGCCAGACGAGTACGAGCGCTGGCACCAGGGCCGCGAGTACGGAATAGATCCGAACCCCGTGCTTGGAAACGAAGTTGGTCATCGGCCCCCCTCTCACTTGAACAGCCGACGCCAGGTCTCGGGACCGGGATAGCCGTCGGCATCACTGCCGGCCCACCCCTGGGCCTTCTGGAAGGCCCGCACCGCTGATCGGTCAGCCTCGGACCAACGAGGACCAGGGCCCACGCGGTAGAAGCGGCCGTAGCCCTTCTTCACGAGTTGCTTCCCGAGCTGGGTGACGTAAGCGTTGCTTGAGCCCGGCCGGAAATACTTGGAGCCAGGGAAGGCCGGCGCCTTGGGCTTCGGAGCATGCTCAGCCTTGTCCTCGACGGGCTTGGACTTGGCCAGGGTCACCTTGATGTCGGCCCGGACCTTGTCCATGTCCATCATCCGGCCAGGACGGTAGCCGGGGTCCCACTTGCCCGGCGAGCCCCACTCTCCATGACCGATGACGCTGTGCTCGTCCCAGCCGTGGAAGTCACAGATTGCCGCACTGAGGAGCCGAAGCGTCTGGTACTGCGCTTCGGTCATCGGGCGATTCCCCGCGTACCAAATCTCCACGCCGTAGAAGCGCGAGTTCCCGTCTGTGTTGGACTCGTTGTCGTTAGGGATGCCCTTCTCGGCGATGACGGCCTCAAGCACGTCATCGTCGCCGGCGCCTGCGTGATTAGCGCGACCCCATCCGACGAGGTGAATTCTGCCCGCCTGGTCAAGGCCGAACTGGCAGAGAGGGCCGGGAAGGGACGCAGTGCCCTTGTACAGAAGCTCGCGCTGGTCCTTGGAATCAGAACCGGTGTGGTGCACCATCAGGCCGTGAACGGGACCCCATGCGCCCTTGTGGTTGCGGTTGTGGGTCTTCCAATCCTTGTACTCGGCATAGGGGATACCGAACTTCTTGAGCTGCTTGACTATCTCGGCAGCGGTCATAGGGGTTGCCATTAGTCCTCCGTCGGGTCATCCACCAGCCGGATAACGGCAAGGCGGGCAGGGTCGAGAGAAGTGAGAAGCTGGATAAGGCGAGCGTTTTCCTGCTCGATTCGAGTCAGGCGGTTCTTGATCTCCGTAAGGTCGCTCGCGAGTCGGTCAGCACGCTCCTTCTGGGCTTCCGCCTCTTCGCGCCACACCTTTGCGGCACTGGTTCTGTGGCTCGCGAGGACAACCACGACCGCCGCAATGAAAGTCGCCAGAGTCCCCGAGTAGGAGAAAAATTCAGCAAGGGTCATGTGGGGGGCTCCTTGGAGGCAGCAAAAAGGCGGCTGCGGGTGAATCGCAGCCGCCTTCGGTGTGGGGGGTTAGGAAATAACTCGGTCCTCGGCGTAGTTGTTACCGGCCACGGTCGTGATGCTCGTGAATCTGACGCGCTCGTTGGTGCCTGACTGGAACACCCCTGCTGTGAGGCCATGGAGGTAAGCACCGAGCACGTTGACGTCTCGCGCGTTGGTGACTCGCACGCCGTACTGCGGCGATGTGTTTGCCGTACCTCCGTCGTCGGTGCCCACATAGCATCCAAGGCCAGTAACGACGACTGGAGCCCTGTTGAGCAGGGCCAGGCCCGCGTAACCTCCGCCACCAGGACCGCCGTTACGGCCATCTCGACGCGTGTTCAGCGCATTAATGAGGAAAGGCCCGTTGCCGGTCGCGTCAACTCGCACACCGTCCCAACCATTACGGTCGGTGGAGCAAGACGACATGGTCATGGAACCACTGCCCGGCCAGTTCCCCCACGCCCCCGTGATGTGGAATCCGTAGCCGCCGCACCACTCGACACGGCACGCTTCAAGAATGGTGTTCGCCGAGTTGGTCAGCTTGATGCCAGTAGACCAGCAGCCGATGACCTGAACATCGATCATCGAGAGGTCAGTCTGACGGTCGAAGACGATCCCATTGGCCTTGCAGTTGTCGACCATGACGCTATGCAGGCGCCACGAGTAAGGCCATTCACCGCCTGCGTTAGCGCCTGTGATGATGCCGTTGTTCGGCATCTTACGAATGCAGACGTCTCGCATTACAACGTTCTGCACATTCCCCTTGGAGTAGATTCCATCGAGGGTCCCGGTCGTGACCTTGGAGCCGTCCAGCATCAAGTTGAAGATGCGCTGCTCGCCGTTGATCGCCGGATGAGTTCCGTCAGCGTCGCCGACAATCTGAATCATGGCGCCGGCCGTGAAGGACGGAGCTGCCTGGATGTAGCAAGGGAAGTCTTCATCGACCATGCCCGGCCCGATCATGAGGTTGCTGTGCGAGCCCATGAGGGTCACTCCGCGAGGGAGATCCAGAGGGGCGGAGATTCGGTAGACGCCCTTAGGGAAGTACACGACTCCACCGATTCCAGCAGCGTTGATGGCCTGCCGGATAGGTTCTGTGTCGTCCGAGGTCCCATTGCCGGTGGCTCCGTAGGCTTCCGCCTTGACGTTGATCCAGTCCGCCATGCTGGGCACCTTGGCGACCGAAGGAAGCTGGGCCTCGGGGACGAGCCCCATGGCGTCGAGTGACGCAAGGCCGTTGGCTGCGCCCTTCTGCGCGTTGAACTCCGCCAGAGCTGCGGCCTTGCTGCCGTGCGGATCCGGGGCGTTCACGTGGTCATCCAGCCGTTCGCCCACGGTGACGGAGGTAAGTGCGACCTTGCCGGAGCCGAAGTCGACCCACAGCAGGCCTACGCCATCCGGGCCGTAAAATCCCGGCAGGAACCCGCGCGAATCCGCGGTGAGGGTTGTGATGGGTGCGCCGTCCAAGTCGGTGAGGTCGGTGAGCTGGGTCGCCTCGCTGGAAGGACCGTCCCAAACCGTCCCCACAGCACCGGCTATACGGGCACCGCTGGCATCCTCAGCAACGTCAGCGGCAGACCCACCGAAGAGATTTCGTGCCACTCGGCACCTCCTGAATCAGGGCATGAAAAAAGGCCCTGCCGGAAGCACCGGGGGCCGAAGAAGGAAGTTGTAAAGGGTTACACTCCGAACCGATTCGATTCGTAGGTACCGGATATGTAGAGGGTGGACCGCGGAGGCAACACCCTGAAGCCGTCGAGGCCCTGAGCCAAATTCGTCGAGTTGGGGGTGTAGAGCGTCAGGTTCGACGAGTTGGCCTGAGTGTGCGCAATGACCTGCGCGGCGTTCGGAGTGCCTCCCTGGGCTTCAGGGTTCGACAGGAAGCCCGTAAGTACCTGCCGGATCTGGCCGTTGGCCGGCTGCGGGAGCGTGGCGCCGAGGTACCAGTTGCTACCGGAGACCACAAGGCCTTGGTCCTCGTAGGCCGTGAAGCTCATCGATACGTGGACCACGTCAGGCGCTATCCAACGCCACCGTCCGCTTCGCATGGCCGGGTCGAGCGTGTACTTCCCATTGAAGAGGTTTGGCGTGTACGTGCGAGACCTGCCGAGATGCCTCGTAGGAACAATGCCATCACGGCCCTTGAAAACCTCGGTCTGCGTGTAGTTGTTGTTGACGTCCATGTCGTACACGAACGTGCCGGACTGCTGGAATTCGGCCACTGTATCCGCGTCCCACGGAGCTTCCACACGGTCAGGCATGTCGTATGCCGCGACATTGAGAATTGTCAGGGCACCGCTGTTCGCCGGCACGGTCACCTGGTGCAGGGCCATTTCCCACACATCGCCGTAATCCCTGGTGAGCGTGGGCGCCTTAGGTGCAGCCGCGGGCTGGCCCTGCTTGACCGCGAGGTTGACCGAGCTGGTGGACATGTTCAGGCGGAGGATGACGAGGTCTATTCGGGACGTCGTTCCCGTGTTGGACGCAATCGGGACCGTCTGGGATTGCGTGAGTTGGTAGTAGAACCCTCCCACTATGGCCCGGCCAGAGCCGACGCGAACTGACGTGGTGCTGACGACGGTTGCGGCGAAGGGCAGCTCTTCAGAGTCGTAGCTGGTCGACACCAGCCGGAGGTCAACGCGGTCCTTATTGCCCAGTCGAGAGAGGTACTGCCACTGCGCCTGATTCATCATCTGCTGACCGCCACCGGCGCTATCGGCGGTAAAGGGATAACTGATCTCTGCCATTACATCCTCGCCTCTAGCTTGCGCAGCTTCTCACGCATGTCAAAAACCGTCTTGTACAGATTGAGGGGGTTACCTGAGCCCTGCTCTCCGATGGTCGGAGCTACCGTTTCCGCCTGCCCGCCCTGGTCCACCGTGATGGCGACCTCGCGCACGATGTCCGTGTATTCGACTCCGTCAATGGCCACGGTGACGATGTCTCCGACGAAATAGTCTCGCCCGAATTTGATCTGCGGCGTATCCACGGGGTAGATCTGGAAGTTGCCGTTTTTGGCGCCCTGGCTTAGCGCCTCCGTGGCGGCATCCAATACGGCCTGCTTGGCGGTGTTGAACTGCTCATCCGTCACCGAAAGATCTGCCTTGACCGGTGCCCCGGTCGTAGGGTCTGCCTTGATGGGCAGGTCTCGACGGTCAAGGAACTGCTCGATCTGGAGGCCCCATTCGGCCTCGGTCTGGCTGTCTATCTGCTGGTACAGGTACCGGTTCTTCCCCGAGCCCTGGCAGGCCACAATGACCCGCGTGACGGTCGGAGCCGTCAGAGCCCAGGTGAACTCTCGGAGGTTGCCCAGTTCCTTGCTGAACCGGACGTCCTTGGAGCGATCCCGCGGAGTGAACAGGTTCAGGCTGATGGACTTGGTGTCGGGGTCGTAGAGGAAGCGGTAACCGGTCGTCGTGGTGTCGATCCACGATTCGAGCTTGGTGCCGATCACGTCCCACTGGAGGTTGTCGGAGATCGTCTTCCCGAGGGAGACGTCGCTGCCGATGACGACGCCGGCCGCACGTCGGTTGGCCAGGGCACCAGGCCCGAGAGCCTTGTCCAGCTCGTTCCAGACGAGATGACCGGCCGGGCCTGAAACTGCTCGACCGCTGTCATCTGCCTGCCACTGCTGGGTGGCGGGCTTGGTGGGGTCGGGGTAGGCGAGCCGGGTGTAGGCGACCTTGTTGTCGCACTTCCCGCCGAAGTAGAGCGATCCGAGCGAAGTGTGTTGGGCGCTCGTCCAGTAGTGCTGAAAAGACTCGATCTGCCCCGTGAGGATGGGGAGGTCAACGTCATCCTGGTAGATGGCGACCCCTCCGCCCTTCTGTAGAAGGTCAGCCTGAGGCGTCCCTGCCGCAACGAGCATCTGCCAAGTGCCCTGCTGGCAGTACCGGACCACCAGATCCATCGAAATCCACTCGTCAATCACACCTATTCGATTCAGTGCAGCGTCGCGCACCTCCACCCGGTAGCCCATGTGCACCTCATGTCAGTAAGTCGAGTAGCGGGGGGAAAGGGTCATCTTCACGGTGGGCGTCCCGCTGCCGGCCACCAGATCGGCCTTGAATGTCGACGTGCCAGGCGGCACGGACCATAGAGAGGGGTTGGACGACAGCAGAGGGAAATAATTCATTCCCTGGTCGTCCTTGAGCGTCTTGTATCCCGGACGGCAGTCGACCGTGAGGGTTCGTGCGGCCTGTAGGGCGTCGGCTCCACCAACCTGAGCCGGGATTCCCCACTTCTGCTTGCCGTCCGGGCCGGTGAACTCCAGAGACTTCAGCGGGCCTGTGATCGTCCAGACCGGCCAGGCTTCGATGTCGCCCGGGTTCTCGATCGTGAGGGAGGGAGAAGAGGGGGTTCCCTTGCTGAGCTTGACGGGGAAGAACGGGTTCCCGAGGAAGGGCTGAGCCGTACCGAAGTACCAGTCAGCTGCGACTTCGGTGTCTCCGTAGAACCACGGGTCGGCGGCGGTGAGCTGGATGCCGTAGGACACCCAAGTGAAGCCGGACGCACCGACGGCCTCACTGCCCTCCATGCCGCCGAGGTAGTAGCACTTCAGGCGCCGCGGCTCTCCGTCCTGCTCGATGAACGTCAGGACGCAGTAACCGAACTTGGGGTTCAGCGCGGTGGCCAGCCTGCGCTTGAGCTCGCGCAGCGTCTTGCGGTCGATTCCGTAGACGTAGATGGGCAAGAGGATCGGACGGGACGCCGCTCTGGCCCCTCGGAACATGGCACCGTCGAGGTTCGGTGACTCGTCCATGTGTACCGCGTACGGAGGCATGTCGAGCCCTGTGGCTCCGGGTTGGAGCACCATCGCCGGCCAGGTGGAGGACTGGAGGCCGGTCAGGGGGATCTCCTCCCCCTGACCGTTCCGGCCTCTGATCGACACGTAGGTGCGCTGCCATCTCTCGGGAACCGGGTAGACCAGCTGAGGCGTATTCGGCCTGCTAGGGGCTACCGCTGATGCGGGAATTGGCATTTAGCACTCCTTCAAATAGCACTCCTTGTGATCAGAGAGCAGCCATGGTCTCTGCGTACTGCATCGCCCGGAGAACGGACTGAGTGGTGTTCTCGTCCTTGGCCTCATGAATGTGGATCTCATAACGAGGTCCCATCATGGCTGCCGTGTCCCGGTCGTTGTAGACGCGTTCACCGCCACGGAAATTGATCAGCTCAGGCCCCTTCTCACCGACGACGGCAATACCGGGGGAAGCCGACCGGGTTCCGGTGGCGTATCCCTTGATCTTGCTGACCTTGGTGGAAGTCGTGGTCTTACCGCCAACGGTCCGCTTAGTGACCGTGGTTGTGGTCCCCTTAGCCGGGTCAGTCGTGGTCGTTGTGACCGTCGTGACCTTCCGTCCCTTGGAATCCGTCGAATATGTCGTGGTCGTCCGAGTCGTCTTCTTCTTTGCGGTATTACCTCCGCCCTTGACCGCTTGGCCTTCGCCAGTGAGCCAGGTAAGGAGACTTGCCAGGGTGGAATTAACAGGCGTCTTGGGGCCGACCTTCAACTTGCTCTTGAGGGTCTTGATGATCGTGTTGGCAATGCCTTCGATCTTCTTGACGAGAGCCTTGTCCTGAGCAGCGAGACCATCCACGAGTGCCTGAGCTGCTTCCTTGCCAGCGGCGTAGTACGACTTCGCCACCGACTTACCGAGGGAGGACGAGGCAGAGCCGATCGCCGCATAGGTGCTGTTGAACTCCTCGATCTGGTTTTCTGTGGCGTTCAGCAACTCCTTTGCCATGGCGCCGCCCTCAACGGGACCGGCCTCGGCGATTTCCGCGATGATCTCCTTCGAGAACCCACGGTCCACCAGCTTGGCAATGTTGGACTGGAAGGACTTGATAGCCGTAAGGCGTTGCTTCAGGCCGGATATTGCCGAAGAGACCGACACGCCATCGGAGTTGAAGATGGACGTGAGGGAACGTTCCTGCTTGGCCTTGTCCGCGATGGACGTAGCCATTTCAGATTCGTTGTTCTTGATCTCAGCTAGCTTGGCGTTAGCGTCCTTCATCTTGGTCGCGAGGGCCGTACGCTCCTTCACGAGCTTCTGTAGGGACTTGTTCTGTCCGTCCAGCCACTTGTTCAGGGAGTTCGCCGTGCCCGAGCCGATGCGACCCGAGGTGAAAGCCTCCTTGATGATCCGATAGAGCTTGTCCACCGCGGAGTTGAGCGAGGACACGCCCTTCTTGGCATCGGCCGCGATGCCCGTGGTCCTGGTGCTCGACGTTCCCGAGGCGTAGCCCCGGGTGACGGGGGCCGCAGCGAGAAGACTGTCCTGGTGACTCAGGACCGTTTCGCCGCCCTTGAATTGCACGAGTTCCGGGCCTTCTTCGCCGACCCACGCCCAACCACGTGCAGCGCCATCGGTTCCCGTGGCGTATCCCTTGGTGCCAGAAAGGGCCTTTCGCCAGCCTGAACCGTAGCGGTGGGTTGCGTAGTTGAGGCCGGCATAGATGCTGGCAAGGGGGTCAGTGATGCCCCTTGACCTGTACGGGCCGGCATAGGCCGCGAAGGTCTGCGGGATCGTCTGAAGCAGGCCTTGAGACGGGTATCCGGCCTTGGCGTTGGAGTCCCAAAGGTTGATCGCGTTCGGGTTGCCTCCGGACTCGACCTTGATCCGGTGCAGGACCAGGGGTAGATCAGAGAGCGGAAGACCGAGCTGGGACAGCACCATCTTCACCTGAGGCGTCCAACGCGTGACCGCATCCCCTACGCCCGGAGTGCTGATCTGTCCCTCAATCTGGCTCTTGAGGTTCGGCTTCTTGGAGGACAGGCCGGAACCGCTGAAATCAAAAAGCCCTTCCAGGTTCGGAAGGGCTTCCTTAGCGGTGCTGTACACGTCTGAGACGACTTGAGCCGCGTAGTCCTTTGGTGACTGCCAAACTTCGCCCAGGGTCTTACCCATGTCGACGAAGCTGTTGTACTGCTGCCTGGCCAGTTCCCAGACGCCGTCTACACCATCCGATACGAATCCGACCGGATCAGTGATGAACTCCTTCGCTCCCGACGCGAGTCCCTTCAGTGAATCCCATGCGCCACCGAAGAGATTCGAGACCACATCCTTCAGGGTGTTCCACGAGAACATGTGATTGAGGTAGGTTCCGCCTCGCTCAAGAATGTTCCCGTGACCCTTCCAAACGTCACTCCAAAAATACTCACCGGCGACAGGCGCAACTGCACCACCGATGGTCCCGATCAGCTGACTCCAACCGCTCGGAATGGGGGCCTTCTTCAGGAGACCCCACGCTTCATCGGTCAGGAAGTCGTACATGCCTTTGAACTTCTTGCCGAAGTTCGCCCCGACGAAATGCGATCCGGACGTACCTGCCCCGACGACTCCCTTCTGAACGGCCCCGCCCAGAGCACGTGAAGAGCTGTCCATCGTCATCGTGGCGAGCGCGCCACGCGCTTCCGGAGCAACGTTGAAGTTCCTCGCTGCTTCGACCAGGCCGTCAAGCCCGAGCGCCCCGAGCACGCCGCCCTTGGCGAACTTCATCTCTTCGCGGAGACCACCCACACCCTTGGTGCGAGCGATGTGGTTCCAGCGGTTCACGGTGTCCGGGCCGACTGCGGCCGTCCACTCAGGCCGCATAACCGCCTCTCCACCGCTGAGGTGGAGAGTGCCGGCCGTGGGGCTGACGAAGTGGTGCACATCTTGGCCGGGCGTGTATCCCGGCAGGACACCACCGAGAGCCTTCTTCGTCTTCTTGCCGCCGCTGCCCTTACCCGGCGCCTTCTCCGAGATGTCGTTCAGGCGGTTATTGAGGGTGTTGGCCTTACCGGCAGTGTTGTCGAGCGCATCCTTGAGGTTGTTGACCTGCTTGACGACGGACTTGGTGCTCATCGAGTTGAGCTGCCCGACCCGGCCAATCAGCGTCGACTTACCGTCGCCGACCTTGCTTCGAGCGCTGTCCGCAGCGTCCTTGACGTTGTTGACCTGTGCTCGCAGGTCGGAAAGGCTGCGGCTGTTGAGGGAACCGGCCTGCTTGGCAGTGTCCTTGAGGGAGGACGCCAGGGCCTTCGACCTGCCCTTGGAGTCGTTCAGCTCGCCGTCGAGGTCGCCGAGGCCCTTTCCGTTCAGAGCCGACACCGCAGACGCAGCGTTCTTCACCGCGTCCTTGAGGGAATCGTTCCTGCTGGTGACCCTGGCGAACTCGTCGTTGAGAGCCCCGAGCTTGAGGTTCTTCAGGTTCTCCGTAGCGGTGTCAGCCGCACGGACAGCCCGAGCTGCCCTCTCCGCTGCTGCCCTGACGCTGGCGTCGCTGCCAGCCAGCTCCTCAGCAAGCTCCTTGAAGTTCTCACCCTTGAAGTCCCGGATCTTGTTCTTCAGATCCGCGATCTTGGCGTCAAGCTCCGCGATCTTCTGCTTCGCCTGGTCGGTGTTGACCTGGATCTCTTCGACCTGGGAGTTCTGGCCACGCAGACGGTCCACTGCACGCTGGCGGAGACTGCGGTTGTCACCGTCGTTCATGGCAGCTCGGGCGTTGCGGAGCCGATCACCGTAGTCGTCACCGTGGATGCCGCCCGTGGCGGCTATGAGCCGCGACGCACCCGCCTTGAAGGTGCCACGACCGGCCTTGAAGGCACCCTTCGCCAGGCCCGCCAAAGGCGATCCCAGTTTGAGGAGTGCCCCGAACAGCTTGATCACGCCGCCGAGGACGATCGCACCACCACCGAGGAGTGCCGCCCATTTACCGGCCTCGATGACCATGTCAGTCAGACCGGGGTTGTCCTTGAGGACCTGGACCGTCTTCTTCACCCAGTCGGCGAAGATCGTCAGGTTGTCGAACAGCTCGGTGATGAGCTTCCCGGAAGGCCCCTTGAGGCCCTTACCGATCTCGGTCACCGTGTCGAGCAGGCCGCCCTTGCCCATGAGCGCTTCACCCGCGCCCGTGTACTCGTAGGCGCCGTCCTTGCCGGTGGGGGAGACGAACATCTCGGCCAGGCCGAACTTCGAGCTTTCCCACATGTTCGCGAGGCGAGCCGTGATGGTCGCAGAACCCTGGACGACACCCGCGGCCTTGTCGGTCCCGGTGCCGGCCTTCTTGCCCTGGTCAATGATCGCGTCAACGATGGCCTCGCCGGGGACACCGCCCGTCAACTTCGCGTCTTGCATCCACTTCATGAGCTGAGAGGAAGCCTTGTTGACCTTGGGAGCGTTCCATGAGACGCCCCGCTCCTCCATCAGCTCTTTGCGGTCCGCCAGTTCCTTTTCAGTGAAGGCGCGGTCCTTGAACCCGAGAAGCCTTGCAAGCGTCTGGACATCCAGACCAGCACTCTCGGCGAGCGTGCGGACGTTCCTCAGGCCGGCGCGGTCTGACTCCTGGATGTTGCCGACTGCGACCATCGCCCGTTTGACCATCTCGGGGTCGGTGATGCCGGCAGCCGCAGCGAGGTCACCGATCGACATGACCAGGGTCGTGGCGCGCTTCGTCGCCTTCCCCGAACTCATGCCGTGCGACATGCCGGAACGGGCGTACTGAGCGCCGTACGTAAACATCTCCTGGACCGAGTACGGCGTCTGAGTGCCGTAGTCCCGGAGGGTCTGGATCTGCTTGGCAGCGTCCTTGTTGGAGACGCCCATGCCGTGGAGTGCAGTCTGAGCCCGGATCATCGAGTCAGCCGCGGTGATGCCCATAGCAGACATGGCTGCTGCGGCGGTCAGCAGAGGCGTGGTGACGTTGCGCTGGATCGAGCGGCCGAACTCGGACATCGTGGTACCGAAGGCGTTGACCTTGGAACCCGCCGTGTACATGGCCCGAGTCCAGCTCTTCTCCACCCTCCCGGCATTCTCCTGAAGAGCCTTGGCGGTCGCGTCGTTCGTCTTGATCGTCTGCTGGGCCGCCCTCTTGGCGGCCTGAGCCTGAGCAACCTGAGACTGCGCGGCTGCGACGCTCGCGGCCTTCAAGGCGTTCATCTCCGAGAGGATCTGAGCCTTACGAGCGTTGTGCGCCGTGGTGTAGGCCGTCTGGGCTGTACGAGCGGCCTTGACCTGCTCGGCGGCCTCCAACTGGGCCTGGCGGATGACGAGAGCTGACAGGGATTTGACCTGAGCCTCACGGGCCTTGGTCTGCCTCAGGTGCTCGGCTGCCACCTTGCGCTGCTCGATGATTTCCAGCGCGGACCACTGCTTGGCCTCGTTGATCCGAGTCAGGTACATGGTCTTGCCGGACTTCTTCATCGCCTCGACGTTCTTGAGGTATGAAGCAGCGGCCTGGTTGCCGTAAGCGACCTCAAGACTGCGGGCGTTCAGGGCGATGCGCTCCTGAGCGCGGGCCGCCTTTTCCTTGGCTGCGGTCTTCGCCTGCTCCGCCTTGGCGTACGCCTCGGTGGTTGCGGCGTATGCCTTCATGAAGGCTGCCGTCTCCGTCTGCGCGTACTCCGCCCGCTTCGCGGCGGATGCCTGCTCCAGCTTCAGACGCTTGCCGGCCTCTTCGCCGTAGCGCTTGGTCAGCCATTCCTGAAGTCGGGCCTGGAGCTTCGCCGTCTGCTCGGCAAGCCTCTTCTGGTCGCCACTGAAAGCCGCGATCTCCTTCTCAGCAAGGTCCAGCTGGGCCTTGAGCTGAGCGTGATTCATCTCGGGGGTAATCAGGATGTAGGCGTTGCCGACCTTGATGCTTCCAGCAGCAGGCATCGGTCCCCCTTAGAGGTTGTTCATGCGGTTGAAGAAATCCATCACCTCGTCGGATGAGGCATACGACGGCGATTCGGGCTCAAGGACTTCTTCCTCTTGACCAGGCCGCGGAAGGGGGGTCGGGGCTGCCATGTCGTCCGAGTCTTCGCCCCGATTAGCTTGGTAGAACAGGTAGTTCGACACCTCAAGGGCGTCAGAGATACGGGCGAGCAGGTATTCCGACTGAGACCACTCGGCAGTCTCATCGACGCAGGCCGCCAATACAGAACGGCCCGGCTGGAGTAGCAGAGAGCCGATCAGGACGTTGATTCGACGTAGGGAGAGCCGTCCACGCCACAGGTCCAGAAGGTCAACCCCGAAGTGCTGAAGCAGGTCCGCTTCCAGCTCTTCGGGGTACTTCCGCAGGATGTAGACGGCCCGGTTTACTTTCCCGTTGCCTCGTTGATCTTCTCGTTGAGCAGCTGGAAGTCACGGATGGTCGGCTTGCTGGAGCGGTACGCCTGCCACTGCTCCTCGCCCAGGACGATGCGGACGGCCTCAAAGTCGTTCTCTGCGAATACCACGTCCACCGGGTAGTCCAACGGGGCCGGCAGGACGTAGGACCGGCCGTTGTGCTCGACCTCGATCACGTCGCCCTTCGCCTCAGCCTCCGCGGCGCCCAGCTCGGCGTCAGCATCGGGAACAAGCTCGGTCTCCTCGACGGTCACCTCGTCGGCAGCGGGCTTCTTAGCAGCGGTCTTCTTGGCAGCAGTCATGGTGTCTCCTGAGGCACAACAAAAAGCCCCTCGAAGGGGCTGGGGTGGGTGAGAGAGGCCGGAGAATACGAGCCCTCTCCGGCAGGGGCGGGAATTAATTCAGTGCTGATCAGGGGGCGGGGTCGCCCATGTTCTGATTCGTCAGCACGTAGCCGAGGCTTCCGGCAGCGTCGAGCGCGTCAAGGGTCAGCTGGTATTCCTGGTTCGCGGTCCGAACGAGGGTGATGGCCCCTCGGTCCTGGACCATGGCCCGCGGAATGACGACGCGGTTGAGGATGCTGCCCTGGGACCAGTCCACGACGAGGGAGATTTCCTGAAGCTCAGGAGTGCTCGACAGGTTGAGCTTCCACGTACCAGTGGGGATCGGCGTCGGGTCAGTCGACATGACCGCCTCCCACTGGGCGCCGTAGAACAGCTCAGTCGTGTTGATGTTGGTCTCGGCAAAGGTCGCCTGGACAGAGAACGTCGCGGCGGAGACGTTGAAGAGTGCCGGCGCGGCGCTCTGCCACACGTTCACGGGGTCAGCGGTGATGGTCGGCGTGATCACGACACCCGCGTCACTGACGTAGCCGAGAGACGTGTAGCCGGTCGGGGCGGTAGAGCCATCGCCCACCGCGTTGGGCAGCGTTGCGCCTACTGCGGGGGCAAGGAACACGTTGCCCTTGGGGGCAAAGCGAATCTTCGAGGCATCGACATTGGGCATATAGGCTCCTTTGGGGAAACAAAAAAACGGCCCCCAAAGGGACCGTCAGCGTTGCGGAGTTTTGGCGTCAGTCGTCAGAGGTGAGGTACACAGCGACTTCGCCCGTGTATGCGGGCTCAAGGCTTTCCTTGTCGGGATGCCAGTAGGGGGCAGAGGTCTCCCGGACATCGAGCACGAGGGCGCTCTTGATCGAGGTGTCGGGAAGCTGCTCTAGCAGGTACTCACGCACGACATACGCCAATGCGCCTGCCTCGGATGGGTTTTGGCCGTAGACGTCGTACAGGATGTCAAAGCGGTCCATCCGGTCCCGCCTTCTGCGGTAACCCCCGGACTGAATGACGTAGACGGTTGTCTCGCCGACATTGCGGCCGACGAGAGATCCCGTCACCGCGCCTTCGGGAATGTCTGGGCAGGTCTTCAGGAAGTCGATGACCAGAGGGAGGGGGTCAACTCTCAATCGACACGCCCCTTCTCCAGTGACTTCTTGAGGTAGAAGCGTCCTTGATGCCGTCTGCCGGACGGGTCGCGATATCCCCGCTCTTGGAGCATCGCGTGCCTGGCTCGCTCGTTCTCTTCAACGACGATGTAGCCAACCCACTCGTCCCCCACCTGTTCCACGTACGGGTGGATGTTCTTCTTGATCGAGTAATCGTCGGTCTTCACATGCGGACCGCGAGGGGCGGCTTTCACCATGTCACCGGCCAGTTCAGCAACTTGGGCGACCACCAGGGAGCGGACCTCACTGGATAGCATTAGCTTGGTCTCGAACCCCATGTCGGTCTGGAACGTGAAATCCTTGGTGCCGTACCGGGTGTGCTGCTTTCCTCGCTTCGGAGTTGGCATTACTTGGTCACCACCCTCACGTCGATCATGGTGTACTGGCGAGAGCCCATCTTCCATTTCCAGGGCTCGCCTTCGAGCGTCCAAAGCTTCCCTGCGAAAAGAATCTGATCAGCGGTGTCTACGTCCACGTTGCCGGGGAGGTAGAGCTTCGCTTTGCTCAGGGCCGTCTCTCGAATGGGCGTATCCGTCTTGCGGGTCCGCAGGTAGGGGACGCCGGCCCCAAGCCCGGACCAGACAACACTGAAGCTGTCCCAGTCCCGGTGCCTGCCGTATGCGTCCTCGACGAGCGGAGCCCGGCGCACTTCAATGCGGTCGTTCATCAGCGCCATGGGATCTCCCATCAGTCCTTGAGAGTCAGGGGGATCGACGCAAAGCGCGGGCGGTACTTGGACAGCATCGACTTAGCGGCCTCCGAGAGGCCCGAGTTGTATGCGGTAGCCGCGTACTCGACCTGAAGGTCTCCGGTCCTCTCCATGACGGTGCCTGGAGAGACAGAGAGCCACCGAATCACCTCAGAGCAGACGGCCGATCTCACAGCGGCCGGCACTGCCGTCCAGCCCCATGAGGCTGTGACTGTGGCGGTGACGTACTCGGGGGAGTTGAGGAAGTGCAGGTACTTGTCCCACACCTTCCACTCGTCGGCGGTGAGGAGGCGGTCACCAGTGTCCTCGTGCAGAGTGACAGCGGAGATGACCAGGTTGGGGAAGACGAAGGGGGCCAGGCGAGCCCGGCCCCCAACAACCCTCAGGTCGAACGCTTCGGCGGTGTGCCGTTGGAAGTCGGTCCCGCAGTAATCGGTGACGAGTCCAACGGCGTCTGCGATGAAGGCCGAGATCCTGGCTGCTTCCGCGGAGTCTGTGACGGGCCGCCCGAGCCGGGCGACCACATCGTCAACGGTAGCGAGGGGCATTCAACCTCCCTTTATCGTCAGGGAGTCGGAGCAACCTCGGTGATGGAAATCTTCAGACCGCGGACGAACTTCTCGCCGATGGTGACACCCCGGACGCTGTAGCCGGGGTCCTCCTTGACGGTGGCCAGGCCGTACATGGTGTCGAGCCCGATGGTGTCCATCTTCTTGCCGTAGTCGTAATCAACCAGCATTCGCGTGGCGATCCCGTTGACAGCCTGGATGGAGCCGGTAACGGCACCCATCGGCAGAGCCGGGCAAGCCGAGGCAATGAGCATGGCGCTCTTGTGGAAGAGGTACATCTCAAGGCCGAAGGAGTTGTGAATCACGATGTCGAAGCCGTAGATTCGGCCGACAGTCGCCCGACGAAGGGCGTTCGTGTCGCCGGAATAGTCGACGGCAACGAATTCCGGGTCTTTGAGAAGGATCGCCTCGACCTCGGGGCCGGCGATCAGATACCGCTCACTCGCGGGGACCAAGGCGAGGTTCATGCGCATGCGCGCATCGACCAGCGCGGTACGAATGCCGAGGGCGCGCTGAGTGAGGTTCTCGGCCGTGCCGTCCGCAGTGGGGATGGAAACGGTGACGTCGTCACCCACGGCGTTCTTCTGCGCGACAGTCAGCGAAGAGCGGTTGATGTTCAGCTTGATGAAGTTCGCAACGGTGTCATCGAAATATTCCGCAAAACCCCTGGTGAGCTTGCTGAGAACCTGAGCACCGAACTGCTTCAGGTCAAAAGCGACCTGCTCCATGCCAATGGCCGTCGAATTCTGGGCGAGGGTCGTCAACTGAACAGGAAAACGCGACTCGCTGACGAAGCCATTCGGCGCCCGGCGATCAGCGGCCGGCAGCTCACGGTCCGAGGCCGCGGCGAAGACATTCTTATCGCCGGTGATCGGATTCTTGATCGGCGAGGAGATGCCCGCCTCCTGCACCGGAATGCCGCGAGACTCGCGGTTGACGTTGATCACGTCACCGATTCCACCGGTGAAGTTCAGCTCGGAGTATCGGGCCGGAATACCGCCGAGAGTGAGCTGTCGGTCGAGAATCCCAAGCGCGGCAATAGTTACCTGCTTGGGGTCCAAGTTAAAGTGATGCGTGGTAGCCAAGTCGCCTCCAAGAGGGCATGAAAAAAGCCCCCCAGGAGTGGAGGGCTAAGCGAAAGAGAGAGACTTAGAGAAAGGACCCGCCTGCGATGAAGTCGGCAAGCTCGCTCGGGTCAAATGACTTGAACTCCGAGCCTCCTTCTCGGTTGTGGCCGGCACCCGCAAGCGGCGGGAAGCCCGATCCGGAACTCTGCCCCTTGGGCAGGGACTCAATGAACGACTTGATCGCGTCCGAGTCGGGACGCGCGTTCTCGCCCTGGAAGCGGTTGAGGTCGAGGAACTGGAGGTCCGGAAGCTCGGCGCCGATCGTGGCGGCCTGAAGCCGAAGCTCGGCGGTCACGAGTTCCTGAGAGACCTCACCAAGCGCAGCTGTACGGCCCTCAGTCTTGGCGGCCTCGACGGCTGCCTGCTGGGCGTCCTGGAGCTGCTGAAGCTGAGTGCGGGTCTGGTTGTAGTTCGTCTCGTTCTGTCGAGACAAGGCCTTCCAGCGGTCGCGGTCAGCAATGACCTCTTCCAGAGTCGGGCCAGTCGGCGGAGCCGGGGGAGTCACCGGAGGGTTGCCCTCACCGGTACCGGAACCGTGCTGGCCGTCGTTGTCGTTCTGAGTCGTCATATGGGATCCATTTCGGAAGGGACCTATGCCATTTCGGCGGGTCGGTTACTTCGCCTCATTGATCTTCCGGTTGGCGTTACCGGAGTTGCCCTGTGGGGGCTTGGCGGCAGGGTTCTGCGGTTCTGGCTGCGGCATGAGCTTCTGAACTTCGGCAGCCGCCTTAGCGTCTTCCTTTCGCATTTCGCGGAAGGATTGGATCTGAGTGGCGGAGAAGCCAGCCTCAGACCACAGAACCTCTTCAGGCACGTTTAGCTGCTTCAATTTGAGCAAGGCGTCAACGTGCTGGGCTTCAGTGCGGTACTCGGGATCGGCCCAACGCGTCTCCATTTCGAAGGCGTCCTTGCGCTTGTCCCGCTTCACCGCGAAGCAAAGTCTGATCACTCTTTCCCAGGCCTCACCGAAGTGGAGCATTCTTTCCTTCACCTTGGCGACGAGACCGGCCTCAGCCGAGATGATGGCCTCACCAGAAGGGGTGTTGTTCGAGTTGACCAGGAAATAATGGCTCGGCACCCTGGATACGCTGGCGAGGTGCTGGACCAGCATGTCTACGAGATACACATAGTTCTGCAAATTCACGGCTTCGAAGGAGCCGAATTTAGCGGCAGGGTCCTCGGCCTGAAGCAGCTTGTCCACACCTACGTTGAACGGGGCAATTGGATTGCCGTCCGCGTCTTCCCGGATCTCGATACCCGTGGCAAACCTTTGGGGGAATGCCGCTGCCTCACTTGCAGTGAGCGCATCCATGGTGATCTTGTTGATCGCGTCTTGGATGGGGATGCAGTTGGCTAGATCGGAGAAGGGCTCACCCACGAGGCGAACGCGGTTCTCGAAGGGCACCACCGGCACGGCCTTGAGGGGGTTGGGGCTCGTCACGCCCTGGTCCCACTCGGTGGTGCCGTAGGCGACCTCGTAGACGTAGTCCTCAGTCCAGAGGGTCACCTGCTGCCGGCCCCAGGCGTCGAGCTCGAAGCGGGCCGCGGCCTCCAGCTCCCAGAGGGAGCCGGCCTTGTAGCAGACCGCCATGCGCTCGCCCGAAACGGGCGTGATGGTCGGTTCTCCGTCCCGGTCCGCCCAGACGACGACGTATGACCGGCCCTGGATCAGGGCCTCAAGGTGCACAGCCGTTGAGAAGGCGTCCATCGAGGACCGTTGCCAGAACGCACGGGCGTCCTTGTCAGTGCCGTCCTCGCCGGGGATGCGGAATGAATCGACGTTCAGACGCTCGTTGGTGGCGTCTACGATCATGCCGCAGAAGTTGTCTCGCCACTGCTCGAAAACATCCCTGAAGACGCTCTTGTATCGAGCCTGGGAGAATGCGAGCTTCTGTTGCTCGCCCTCGTAGTACTGCGAGTACTGCCGGGAGGGGTGATTCGGGCCGGGTAGCTTGCCGTAGAGGTACGACAGCCACTCTTCCGGCTTGCTCGGCTTACCTATGAACGCCGTATGGCTTCCGGGTGGGACGATCATAGGCGGGCCTCTCTCAGAAGCCCACTACACGGCTCCTGCGTATCTTCAAACGACCATCCGCTATCGCGTCAGCGCGGGCCTCAAACGCCAGAACGGCGCAGACCGCGAGGTCAATCTTCTTTTTGGATCGGGGGGAGTCCTTTGTTATGAGGAAGCCCTGAGGGACTTCTCGAACCACGGCATTCAGAACGTGCCGGGTAAGGTCTTCGTCGCCGCCGTGCTTCAGGTCTTGGACCATCGCAGCGGTGCGGAAGCGTTCGACTGCCTGAACCATGCGCGTAGGCTTGTTGGTCCAATACTCGAATACGTAGTCGTCGCCCCACTCAATGGCCCACCGGCCAATATTTTCCTGCCAGTAAGGCGGATCGGCGTACATCCACTCGACGCGGTACGTCTCGAAGGCCCGCTTAACAGCGGCCTCAACAGAGAGAACGTCGACTTCCCAGTCAGGCTGATTGGGGTCCCTTGGGTTTTCCCAAAGGCCGAGAACGAACAGCTTTCCGTCCCTGAGGCGAGCACCTACCAGACCTGTGCTGTCTCCGCGGATACTTCCATCGAAGCCAATTGCAATTTGATCGCCGGGCCTGATGGGGTCCTGGTCCTCGAAGCACGCGTCCCACTCGGCCTTGGACATCCAGCCGTCGCTGCTCTCAGCGATGCGGTTGCAGTAGAACCGCAGGTACGTCGAGTCTGGGGTCGTGCGGTCAAAGAGGATCGTGCGAGTCAGGCCGGCGATGTCGGCCCAACTGGCGTCGCCGTACGCCTCCTTGAGGGCCTGGCGAACCTTCTCCTCGTCGCGCAGCTCGTCAGGCTCGATGTCCCCTTCGAGGCAGTCATAGAGCCACAGGCCCATCCGAACCATTTCGGATTCGTGGATCTGCTGAGCAACGCTGTCCTCGGTGGGATTGTAGGCGTTGGTCGTGGTCACCCATCGGGAGCCAGCCTTAGCCAGTTTCTCCACGTTGCGCTTGAGAGTCTGGAAGAACTCCGGACCACCATTCGAGCCCACCCAGTGGTGGACCTCGTCCATGAGTACAAATCATTCAGTGCCTGACCCCCGGCAGGAGATCTACCGGGGGTCAGACAAAGGTTGGGCGATTCCCCTCATTGGTCCTGCCAGCGGTCGCCTTCGGCCTGATCGAGCCGGGCTTACCGCTCTTGAACTGGATGACGGCCTTGCCAATGTCGAGGCCGTATTCCTTCTCGGCGGGAGACTCAGCCAGACAGCCACGGATGAATTCCATGGTTTGTTCAGTCTGCTCAAATGCGGTCGCACCAACCTGCACAGTGGGCAGGGCTACCGGCTTCGCCACCGGGAGGCCGTAGGAGTTGAAGTGACTGAACCGAGCAGGCCCAATGAATTCAACGATCGCCAATGTGGCGAGCAGTGGCGTCTAACTTGCCCCAGCCTTTTGCACGTCGAAGCGTGCCAGCTGGGTAACGCCACCCCCCATCCTCATTGATCGAGTAGAACCAGAGGACGAAGCGAAGTTGTTCTTTGGTGAATCGCCAGGGCTCACCGGCCCTGTCTCCATCCGGCTGGACGATGTATTTGCTACACCAGCGGATGACCTCGTACCCGAGCGTTTCCTTCGGAGAGGGAACGCCCTCAGGCAGGTTGCCTGTCTGCAAGGGCAGTCACCTCATTTCGTTATTCGCTCAGGAGTCGGTACAGCTCCTCATCTAGGTCTGTGGTGGTGGTCGGCTCGGGGCTGTCGGCCGCGGTGCCGGCGTCGCCCTGGTCCTGGTCCTCGATGGACATGCGCAGGCGGGCGCGGTCTTCCGTGGTGGCGCCCCATTTGGCGACGCGCTGACGGATCTCACCGGCGAGCTTCATGTCCCCCTGGTAGAAGCCGTCCACCAGGCGAGTAGTGATCTCCAGCTCTGCCCAGTCGGTCTCGGCCCACTTAGCGGCCTGCGGCGAGGTCGCCCAGGTCCGCCAGAAGCGCCGGGCGCCGGCCGTCTTGATCCCCAGGCCAGGGGGTAGGGCTCGGCCCTCCGAGGTCGAGCTGCTGAGTGTCTGTGCGTGCTCGTGCCGGTTGCGTCGCTGGGCGTTGTCCTTCGGCTTCGGGCCTCTGGTCACAGCCTCACCTCAGGCAGGCCGGGGTACAGGTCTTCCAAGTCCTCGATTTCGAAGAGCGCGTCCTGACGCCATCCCTTGCGCTGCTCCGCCTTGCTCGGACGTGCTGCCCGCGTATCGGGCACGCAGAAGTCATAGGGGCAGTCGAAGCAGGTGCCGTTGCACGCGGACATGGGGGACCTCCGGAAGGAATGAATAGGAAAGCCGCCCGGTCCCGGAGGACGGACGGCTACTAGATCGGTAGGCCCACAGGGGCTCGAACCCTGGACACACGGATTAAGAGTCCGCAGCTCTACCAACTGAGCTATGAGCCTGCGCGGCCGTTAACGGGGGCCGCTGCCCGGCGAGTCTGGTGTGCGGAGGGGATTTGAACCCCTGATCTCCGGGCGGCTTGCCCGGCGTACCTCCTGGCAGCACTTCCGCACGGGCCTCCGGATGCCCTTGCTCGCAGTACGCCCACCTGGGCTCGAACCAGGGACCTCGGCCTTATGAGGGCCGCGCTCTACCAACTGAGCTATGTGCGTGTGGCCGGGTGCAGGTGGAGGGACTCGAACCCCCTGGTGGCCAACCACGTCGAACGCGCCGGTACCCACCGGCCTCACCCTTCCCCTTGTGTGCCCGACCGGATTCGAACCGGCGTCGCCTCCCGGAAGGGGAGGAGTCCTATGCCGCTAGACGACGGGCACCGCCTCTCCATCCCCTGATCAGGGGGAGCTTCAAGGCACTGCGGGAGCTACCCGCATGGCTCCCCGACCTGGACTCGAACCAGGGACGCGCGGATTAACAGTCCGCTGCTCTGCCGTCTGAGCTATCAGGGAATGAGCCGATCAGGCCCGGTCCTCCCCGTATGTCTTGCGTCGATGGCATGACCGACACAAGATCCACAGGTTGGACAGCTCCCAGGACCCGCCTCGGGCCACAGGAACGATGTGATCCACCTCAAGGTGCTCTCGCGAGCCGCACCGTTGGCAGGTGAACCGGTCTCGCGCGAGCGTCCGGGATCTGCGACTGGCCCAATCTGATGGCCGTCCCGCATTTCGAGCACTTGTTCTATTCCAGCTCTTGCGAAGCTGGTGATCACTGCACCTACCGTCGAGTACGCTCCGAGCGACACAGCCCGTGAGCAGGCATATGCTTTTGGCCCTGGGCATGGTTCCGCCCTCCCGCAAGTTCGTGGCCCCGGCCGGCTGCTGGTCTGGCGGCCGGGGCCGTCTCCTGGACGGCCGACCTGGAGCTGAAGCTCAACAGGGGGTCAACAGGAGTGGCTAATTGTGAGCTGCGAGAAGTGGCTTGAATGCTTCTTAGTTTCACTACTGTAAGTTACAGACTAAGCCGTCTGTTTCGTTCGTTCGTTCGTTCGCTTCTCTCGCTCTCTCACTAATGATGTCGGTGTCAAAGCCTCACGGTTGGGACACTGCCCTGACAAGATGAGACCCACATCACAACTAACGGAGTCAACGTTGTGACCCGAGTCCCGTTGAACTTAGAGCAACTAATGGGTAACGTGGACCGCAAACTTGGGAGGGTCCATGCCTGCGCCGCAGCATCTGCCGGATAATGAAACGCTTATTAAATGGCGGTATATCGACGGCCTTAGCGATGAACAAATCGCTAAGGCTGCCGGTGTTTCTATTCAGGCTGTGAATAAGCGCTGGAAAGAGCCGCGGAAGCCGCACACGAATGCGGCCAAGGCTATTCTCGATGCGGCTTGGCCTACCACCAAGGATTTCAAGCGTTCCGAGTATACGCATTTCGGTCGCGCCAAAGAGCTGATGTATTTCATGCGCTGGCGTCTTGGCGACAAGACACTGAGTGATACTCAGTTGCGTTTGGCGCGTCGTTTCCATGCCTACTGCGTTACGCATAATGCCGTGCTGTCGTTCGACCTCGAAGCCGGCCCCAATCCTTGGGTATATGTGCCCAGGGAGGAGAGGGACGGTCGTCTCGTCCTGCGCTGGCCCGACAACCGCGAGAAGCCGAAGGGGCAGTACCTCAAGGCCATCACCCTCCCCCCTGAGGGGGAGGTTGAGGTCGAGGAGGGCCGTTACCGCTGGTAATTTTTGTTCATTTTGCTAAGTGAACGACAGACAAGTGGAGCAAGCGGCGCATATCGGGACCTTCTACCCGCAGGGCAGGGGGTCCTTTGTCGTTTCGTAATCACTTTGTGACTGCTTGCAGTGCAACCTTCACCGTGTGATCACAGACGCACAGTTTGCGGGTTGTGTTAACGGGTTCAACCGTGTCACTGTGTGACCAGGGGGGAGGTCCTCCTGAGGTGACTTTTCAGTGAGTACTAGATGAACGACGCTTGCCGCTCAGCGGTAGGGATCGTGGCCGCTTGGTTGGGTGACGTCCCGGACGTGCAGAAACCTTTCGGCGAGGGATCGCCGAGCTGCTCTACCTGGGATGCGATGCCGCTCCACATAGAGCCTGACTACTTCACTCTCGGTGTACTCGTCCTGTACGTGACGGGGAAGGTGGCGGACTGGGTGGATTTGATCATCAGCGACCTCGCCTTGCCGTCGCTAACCGAACAGCGTGCCGCCGAGCTGGAGGCCGAGTTGGGGAGCCGCCTGTCTGTGCTGGAAGTCGCCCGGAAGGTCGTCAACCGGGCACACGCCGAGATCCCCGGCAGCAGCTCGTTCACCATCATCAGATTCAGCAAGGTAGGTAGCCAGGATTGAGCATAGAAACCCAACCGCGGTCGGTCTCTCAGGCAGAGCAGTACCTAGACAAGTGCGCATGGAGGTACTACCTCCAGCGAGTTGAACGAGTCGAGCCGAGACCGGCAGCCTGGAGCTTTCATGGGACTGCCTTCCACAGCTCCGCTGAGGCGTGGGAACGGTCGTCCCGTCAGATGACGCCCGAAGAAGTCCTGGACATCTTTCACGACGAGTACACGACTGCGGTGAACGAGGCCCTGGACAAGTGGCCGGACACCGACCAGTGGATGAGTGCCGGCCGCTACACGGGCGGGGAGGACATCGAGCGGCGCTACGTCCTGGGCCAGGAGCAGACGGCGTACTACGTACAGTGGTCCAAGGCCAACGGCCCCGAGATCTGGAAGACACCCGAAGGTGAGCCCGGTCTAGAGCTGTACTTCATGGTCGAGCTGGGCGGGATCAAGGTCCGCGGCTACATAGACCAGCTCGTCACGGTCAAGGGCGGAGCCGTACGGCCTCGGGACCTCAAGACGGGCTCGATGAAGAGCAAGTTCCAGCTTCAGACCTACGGCATCGCCATGCGGCAGCTCTACGGCGTCGAGGTCAACGATGCTGACTGGTACCTGGCCAAGGACGGGCGCCTTTCCCGGCCTGTGAAGCTGGACCAGGTGAGCGAAGACGACCTGGGCGAGCGGTACGCGGCCATGGATGCGGGTGTGAAGGCGGGAGACTTCCCGGCGCGGCCCGGCTACGACTGTCGGTTCTGTGACGTGAATTACTCGTGCCTTTTTTTTCGGCCCAAGGTTGAATCCGTTAACTGAGGCATGCATAGTGGGCAGTGGAGGAAGACAATGGCGAAGCTAACCACTTCAAAGATCATCGGTGAGTTCACTACGACCGAGGTTCGGCTGATTCGGGAATCACTGAACGCATACCTTAGTCGCTGGGATATCACCGACGACGAAGACCGCCGAACCGCGGAAGAGCTGTTGGACGATTTGGGGGGTAGTCCTGTATAGCCTCGCACAGTCAGTCTTGGTGAAGGGGGCGGCAGGGGAACCTCTCCCTTCGCCCTTTAAGGGCCTGGCCCGTCATGAGGTCGAGTTCCGCCGCGGTGAGTTCTCGCTAGTCGCTGCCGGCCCTGGCACCGGCAAGAGTCTCTTCGCACTGAATCTCGCCTTGCATGGAAACATTCCGGTCCTGTACTACAGCGCAGACAGCAACGCAGCCACCCAGCTCACTCGGGCCACGGCCATCCTCACGGGTGACAACGTGAGGGACGTGAAGCGCAAGCTTCTGGCCGACGACTTCGGGGAGTATGCGGCCTACCTCGCAAAGCGGTGGTGGATCAGATTCAACTATGAAGCCCGCCCGACGCTCATGGACATCGAGCGAGACCTTCGGGCGTACTTCGAGGTCTTCGGCATATTTCCGCACTTGATCGTGGTGGACAACATCACCAATGTCGCCGGTGACGCATCGGCCGGCGACGCGGAGTCATACACCTTTGGCCTGGAATCCATGTCCGAGTACATGTCGGAGATGGCTCGTTACACAAGCGCTCATGTCCTGGCGCTACATCACGTAGTCGGTGAGTTCTCGGACGGCCTCCAGCCGATTCCGCTCTCTGGCATCAAAGGCAAGATCGCCCGAGTGCCAAACCTCGCCCTCACGATCCACAAGGAGATCGACGGCATGGACGGAAGGATCTTGCATGTCTCACCGGTGAAGAACCGGGAGGGGTTCGAGGACTCCAGTGGTCAGACCTTCTCGTCCTATGTCTTCAACAACACCAACATGCAGCTGACTGACCTGCTGGACGAGCTGTAGGTAATGTTCCTCACATGCCTTCAAGGTTGAATTCGTTAACAGGGCGATCTATGTTGGTATTAGGGAAAGGGGCGGGGAAATGCCTAGGGCTTGCGGGTACACACTAGAGCGGGAAATCGTCGAGGTTCTCGTTTCGAGGAACCCGCATATCTCGGCAGACCAGATCGGCGAAGCGGGCGGGGGAGTGGTCGCCCTCGTGCTCTCTGTCGAGAGCACTCGGAACATGAGACTTTACCGTCTCGCCAAGGAACTTCGATTCCACTCCCGATACAGCGCGGCCAAGGCCGTGGCTGTGTCAATGCCGACTCGTCAGGGGCCGGCATGGGAAGTCGTCCCGCTCTCGACTCTCCAGAGTCTCGCGGATGAGGCGGCTCTCACGAAAGACCAGAAGAGGCTTGAGGCGGCCCTGAGGTCACGTGTCTAAACCTCGCGCCGGATATCGGCGCTGTACGAGATGCGAGAAGAACCGTGCGACGAGGTTCTTCACCCCAAAGGGCCGGGTCTGTGCGACCTGTAGGAAGGCGACCCGAAGGGCCGCATCACACGAAGGCCGCGTAACTCAGACCTACGGCCTGGCGCCTGGTGAGTATCAGGCACTCATGGAATACCAGGGCGGCACTTGCGCCATCTGCCAGCAGTCCCGACGGTACCGGCTCGACGTAGACCACGACCACAAAACCGGCCTGGTCCGAGGGCTCACCTGCCGTCTCTGCAACCGGCGAATTCTTCCGGCCGCCAAGGACAACCCTGAAGTCCTGCGAAATGCAGCGGCTTATCTGGAAGACCCACCTGCCGTCCGATACCTCGGACCGCGCTATCACGTGGACACGCGAGAGGCACACGATGAGTGAGCAGAGCATCAAATTCGACTACCGCAAGTGGCGGGGCGAGAAGGAATTCATGGGCAGTGCGAACCGCCAGTACAACTTTCCCGTCCACGTGAGGCGGACCGGTGAGCCGGCCCCCCAGAGCGGTCGATAAGCCTCCGATCGCTGAGGTACTGAAGCACTACTACTCAATACAGGTCCGGGAGCGGGCAGGGTGGCAAAAGGTCCCCTGCCCGCTTCACGTTGACGAGAACCCCAGTGCCTCAGTGAGCACGGAGAAACAGCGCTGGAACTGCTTTGTCTGTCAGGTCTCCGAGGACTCGATAGACGTCATCATGCGAGAGGAGCAGATTGGCTTCAGAGAAGCTCAGGCATGGGCACATTCCCGGTTCGGTGGAAGCAGCGAAGACGTATCACCAGCAATTCAAGGGCAGCCCAGCCGAGGAGTACATCAGGGCCCGCGGTTTGGGAGAAGTAGCGGGCAGGTTCGGTCTGGGGTTCGTCGATTCGGCGCTGACTGGACATGAGCAACGCTCCGGCATGCTGGTCATGCCCTACCTGCGGCCGGCAAACGGACCGCATGGCACGGCCACCATCCGCTTCCGCTGCATAGCCGATGAATGTGTACGGGACGAGCACGGCAACTACCTGGCCCCGACCCGCAAGGAGCAGCATCAGGGGCACGGCAAGTACATGACGGTCCCCGGCGACGTGCCGCGAATGTTCAACACCAAGGCACTGATCACCTCAAACCCGTTCGTCGTCGTTACTGAAGGCGAAATGGACGCGATGGCCTGGGAGTCGATCGGCGTGCCGGCCATCGCCTATCAGGGCACGTCGAGTTGGCGGGATCACTTCATTCCGCCACTGCTCGGGTACGAGGTGGTCTACATCATCGCCGATGGCGACAAGCCCGGAATCGAGGCCGCCGAGAAACTGGCGGCCAGCCTGCCCAATTCAAAGGTCATCGTCCTTGGCGACGGCCACGATTCAAATTCATTCCTGCACGAGTACGGGGCTGCCGCCCTGCGAGAAAGGATCGGCCTGTGAAGTCGAAGTGGAAGCCCGGCACCCGCGTCCGAGTTCGCGCAACAGTCGCGGACGGGACTGCCGGCCTGACGGGAACGATCGAGGCTGTGAACTACGCCCAGGTTGAGGAAGCGACATCCGTTCTCCTGGACGACGCCCACCGTGAGTTCCATCCTGTGGGCGCCTTCTTCCATGATGACGAGCTGGAGGCCGCGGAGTGAAGTTCCAGCCCGGCGAGGTCGTAGAGATCTCGAACCCGTCCACTCTCTACACCGAGCAGTTCCGGGGGCAGCGAGCTGCCATCACCAAGTATTTGGAAGACGAGACCTTCCCGTACGAAGTGACCTTCTCCAACGGCACCACTCTCGGCTTTGCCGAAGAGGAGCTGTCCCCCGTGAGTCTGACTCAGTACCTCGAAATCGTGGACGAGATCAATGAGTACCTCACAAAGGCTGAGGACGACGAGATCAACCGCCCGAGCCATTACACCTGGCTCCCCAACGGTGTCGAGGTCATCGACATAACCGAAATCATGGGATTCAGCCTCGGGAACGTCGTGAAGTACGTCCTCCGAGCCAATCACAAGCACGACGATCCGCTTACGGACCTGCGCAAAGCGGCCTGGTACATCAACCGCGAGATCGAGCGACTGGAGCACTCCAAGTGATCACCCTGACTGACGACCAGGTCCTTTCCACCCTTCGTGACGTGGTCGCGGAGAACCCGGAGAAGGTCTACAAGGCCCCAGACAACATGCTGGTCTTCGGGGATGACACGTCCTGCTTCTACGTCCACAAGAATGAGGACGGCACCGAAGAGGCGGGCTGCATCGTCGGCACGGTCCTTCACCGCCTGGGCGTGTCGCTCGCGGATCTCAAGCGCGTGGAAGGCCTGTCAGCAGTCTCGGCTCTGCGCGCTGCTGAGGTGAAGGGTCTGAGCTACCCGACGAAGAGCCTCCTCCGGTACGTGCAACACAACCAGGACGGGGGGTCGTCGTGGGGCCAGGCCCTCACGAACGCTGTCGAGCTGTATGAGGCCCATCACGACTCGCCTGCCCCGGTGCTGGAGGCAGTGTGAAGCGTGTTGTCGTCATCTCCGACACTCAGATGCCCTTCGAGGACAAGCGGGCTCTGAAGAACGTCATCGCCTTCATCGGGGAGTACCAGCCTGACGAAGTAATCCAGATCGGTGACCTGGTCGACTACCCGGCCCCCTCCCGCTGGTCCGCGGGGACCAGGGCGGAGTTCGAGGGCAACGTCATCCGGGACTCCGAGCACACCAAGGCCAACTTCCTTGAGCCCCTACGGGCCGTCTACGACGGCCCCGTGGGGGTCCTGGAGGGCAACCATGACGAGCGACCGAGGAAGTACCTGGCCTCAAGGGCACCGGCCCTCGCAGCGGAGGACTCCTTCTACCGCTTCGAGAACCTGTTGGACTTTGCGGCCTACGACGTTCAACTCCTCCAGCCCTACTACGAGTTCGCTCCGGGATGGGTCGCGATCCATGGGCACGAGTCGGCCGGCCTGAACCAGGTTGCCGGCCGGACCGCCGCGGCGAAGGCCCGAAAGGCTGGCGTCTCGGTCGTCATGGGCCACACTCATCGGCTAGCCATCTCTCCGGAGTCCACGGGCTACGGCGGGAAGCTCCGGACGATCTATGGCTTTGAGGTCGGCCACCTCATGGACGTTCGCCAAGCGGGATACCTCAAGAACGGCCCCGCCAACTGGCAGAAGGGCTTTGGCCTCTTCTACGTCGGAAAGTACGGCGCCACCCCGCATGCCATCCCTGTTGAGGACGACGGATCATTCGTCGTCGAGGGAGAGCGCTACGGAAAGATCAAGCGAGGGCCGAAGGGCCGCTTTGCTGGCAAGGGAAGTGCATGACGGAAATCAACTGGGAGGCCCTTGAGGAACTCGCTGAGAAGGTTGCCCGAGAGATCACCGCGAAGTGGCAGATCGTAGAACTGGACGACGTGAAGCAAGAGATCCTGCTGCACGCGGTCAAGGAACAGCACGTCATCGCCCAGTACCAGGGCAATGAGGAAGTGCTTCGCAAGGTCTTCTGGAACGCGGGCCGGCGCTACGCCGCCAAGGAACGCGCCTACCTCGACCTCATGGACGACCAGTACCACTACACACCTGATGAAGTGCGGGGCGTCATGCGGTCGTTCGTCTACACAGACAACGAGGTCTCTCAGCAGATCGGCAAGAAGGACGACCTGACGCGGTGCGTCATCACGGACAACATCTTGTCCGCACGGATGGACGCTGAGAAGGCGATCAGGCGCCTGAACCTGGATTACCAGGAAGCCATCATGCGGCAGTTCGTCTACGGGATGAGCCCCGTGAACGACGCCGACAAGAAGCGCGGCTACAGAGCGATTGACGCTCTGACTGCGGAAATGAACCGAGGCATACGGACTGGAAGGTAAGGCCCTGACTAACTGGAATACCGAGACGGCCAAGACTGTCTACGAGCGCACCTACCGGCGCGAGCTGCCCTCTGGCGAGCTGGAGACCTGGCCCCAGACCGTTCGCCGGGTGGTGGCTGGCAACGTCGCCCTGGTCCCTGATCGGTACATCGAGGACGGCGAGGCTGAGCGCCTGGTCGAGCTGATCGAGTCCTGGAAGGTGATGCCGGCCGGGCGTCATCTCAAGAGCAGCGGCATCAATGACTATGCGTTGAACAACTGCTGGGCGGCTGGCTGGTACGAGGACGACCCGGCCGAGCACTTCACCTTCACTCTGTTGCGATTGGCCGAAGGTGGAGGCGTCGGAGCCAACTACTCAAACCACTACCTGACCAACTTCCCTGAGGTTGAGAACGCCCTTCGAGTCCATATCGTCTGCGACCCGGGCCACCCGGATTACAAGGACATGGTGGAGGCAGGGCTCATCTCCGAGGACTACGCATACACGTGGGCCGGCGCCTACGGCGTCGAGGACTCTCGGGAGGGCTGGGCGGATGCTCTGGCGGACCTGATCCACACGGCTCATCGTCACGACGTGAAGCACGAGGACCGCGTGTACGACGTGTCCCGAGTGCGAGCCAAGGGCGCCCCACTGCGGTCGTTCGGTGGCACGGCTTCGGGGCCGGCGCCCTTCGCGGAAATGCTGATCAAGGTCGGAGAGATCCTGTCGGACGCGGCCGGGTGGCCTCTGTCGGGCATGGACGCTATGTCGATCGACCACGAGATTGCCCGGTGCATCGTGAGCGGGGGAGTCCGGCGTTCGGCTCGCATGTCCATCATGCGGTGGGATGACGTGCAGATCGACATGTTCCTGTCGGCTAAGGCCGACCAGTCGAGGCACTGGACGACGAACATCTCGGTTGAGATCGACGACGCTTTCCTGAAGGCCGTGGAAGATGGCCACGTAGGTGCTCAGCTCGTGCTCAACAGCCTCGCGGAAGGCGCCCTGAAGAACGGTGAGCCGGGCTTCTGGAACAGCTCCCTGAGCGCCGTGGGCGAGGTGGACGGGGTCTACACGACGAACCCGTGTGGTGAGGCCCTGCTGACACCGGCCGAGCCGTGCAACCTGGGCTCGGTCAACCTCGGGGCGTTCGTGAACGAGTTCGGTGAGCTGGACTCTGGAGGCCTGCTTGAAGCTCACCGGCTGGTGACTCGATACCTGATCCGTGCCACCTGTGCGCGGGTGGCCGACCCCAAGAGCGCTGAGGCCATCGCCAAGTATCGGCGTATAGGCGTCGGACATACAGGCTTCGCTGATTTCCTAGCGAAGAGGGGCCTGCGGTACAGCGAGGCTGCGGCGAACTGGCAGGTCCAGAGGACGCTTGAGGCCCTGGCTGAAGAGGTGGACAAAGCCGCCATCGAGTACGCGAATCTCATGAGGATTCCGGTCCCGATCAAGAAGCGGGTCATCGCCCCGACTGGGACGATCAGTAAGGTAGCCGGCGTCTCCGGGGAGGGAATTCATGCTCCTTTCGCTGATTACTTCATTCGTCGTATCCGCTTCTCTATGGTGGAGCCGGAAGAGGCGCGAAAGGTCGATGAGTACGAGGCCCAGGGCTACTACACCGAGGCGTGCATCTACGCGGCCAACACCTCGGTAGTCGAGATCCCGACCAAGGACCCGTTGGTGTCTCAGGTCATGGATCCGTCCGTGATCGAGCACGCCGGGATGCTCTCCCTTGAGGACATGCTGAACGTTCAGGTGCTCTATCAGACCCACTGGGCAGACCAGGCGGTGAGTTACACGGCCTCCGTCGACCCGGAGAAGTACACCGTGGAAGACGTAGCTGCCATCCTGCTGACCTACATGCCGATGCTCAAGGGCAGCACTATTTTCCCGGAGATGAGCCGGGACCAGGCCCCGTATCAGCGCATCACGCGCGAGGACTACATCGAGGAAGCCGCGCTCCTCGGGATCGACACCGAGGACACCGGCTTCGATGAGATCTGCGCAAGCGGCGCTTGCCCCATCTGATCAGTGAATGTCCTCACACGCCTTCAAGGTTGAATCCGTTAGGAAGGCCCTGCATGCTGGAAACAGAGGAAGGAATTCCTGAGTGAGCTACCCCGACCCGTTCGACGAGCGTTCGCCGTGGGACGAAAAGCCCGAAACCCCCAACAACAAGGAGACCAAGCCTTTGACGACTTCTGCCAATGACGGCCCGCCCCCTTTCGAGATCGGCGTCACCCTCAAGGCCGCGAGCGGCTTTGACGCTGAGTGGCTGACTCCCCGAGTGAACGGCTTCACGGCTGAGGAGACTGCCCGGCGCGGCGCCGAGCTGCTGGCCGCGATGAAGAACGAAGGTCTCATCGACCTCGCCACGAAGGCCGCGGACTACACCCGAAGCCAGTACAAGGGCAGCGGAGGCAACCCCGGTGGGGGCCAGGCCCCGAAGCGGTTCAACGGCGGCAAGGTCGAGCGCCGCGACAGCGGGGACCAGGCCCCGAAGACGGCCGGCGACGACTGCCCGCACGGTCGTTCTCTCGTCTCCAAGGCCAACTGGACGGCCCTCTTCTGCGACGGTCCGGACGGCGACAAGTGCGAGCCGCTGTGGAAGCAGAAGGACGGCAGCTTCAAGGCCAACAAGTAACACCGCACGCTGTTGATGGGGAGCCGGGTACGGCCTGGCTCCCCTTTTGCATGGGAGAAATATGCAATTCCGGTCTGACGTGTATGTCGACTGCCTGAAGAACAGTGCACGTGACTTCGATGTCGCGGTTGCTGCGCGAGTCTCGACGATCGGTGCTGACGGGCTGGACCTCAACCTTCCCACTGAGGGCCTGGTCAATTTCCTTATGCGTGACAGGCACGGCAGTCCCTTCGAGCACACGCACTTCACCTTCTACATCGAAGCCCCGATCTTCGTGGCGCGTGAATTCATGCGCCACAGGGCCGGATGGTCATATAACGAGGAGTCGGGAAGGTACAAGGAAATGCTCCCGGTCTTCTATGTGCCGGCCGACGACCGGCCGCTGCGACAGATCGGCAAGGCCGGCGCCTACCGGTTCGTTGCTGGGGACTACAAGCAGAAGGTAACCGTCAGCGGGGATCTGCGGCGGATCAGTACTGAGGCTTACAGCACGTACAAGCGGCTGCTGGATCTCGAAGTTGCCCGCGAAGTGGCCCGCATGGTTCTGCCCGTAAATGTTTTCACGTCGTTCTATGCGACGTGCAACGCGCGCAGCCTCATGCACTTCCTCAGCCTCCGCACGAAGCGCGACAACGCATCCTTTCCTTCCTTCCCGCAGAAGGAAATCGAGATGGTTGCCGATCAGATGGAAACCTCGCTCAAACTCCTCATGCCGCAAACGCATGCAGCCTTCGAGAAGTACGGGCGAGTGGCTCCGTGACGAACCTCCAGCTGGTTCAAGTCATCGGGTGGGACAACGGTGGGTCGGAAATCGACTGCCTTGAGTGCGGTGAAGTCATCGCCGCGGGCGGCTGCTCGTGCTGCGAAGGCAACGAAGTAACGGTGTTCGACCTGGTTACCGCTGCTCGTAACCACATCTGCAAGGAGGTGGCGGTGTGAGTAACGCCGAAACTCTGGCTCTTCTCCTCGCTGCGATTCTGCTCGGAGTCCTGGGGTGGGGTGCCGGATACATCCTCGGCGCTTTCTTCCAAGCCTTCTGCAAAGCAATGCGCGACCTCTGAACCTGAAAGGCCCTGATGCAGGTCATAACCTACAAGATCAAACGCCAGACGGTACGGATCAACGTAGCTAAGACCCCCTGGGACCTGGACAAGTTCATTGACTTCGTGGCAGCCAACCCTGTGTTGGGCTTCGATACGGAAACGACCGGGCTCGACTGGTGGAACTCAGACCGCGGCTTCCGCATCCGGCTGGCGCAGTTCGGAAACGGAATTGAAAGCTGGGTTCTACCGGTCGAGATCAACCCTCAGTTCAAGGCCGCAGCCATCTGGGCGCTTCGCAAGGCTCGCTGGCTGATCGCCCACAACGGCACGTTCGACCAGCACGTCAGTGAACGAACACTCGGCATCCCGCTCGAAGAGCTGGCTCCGAAGATGTTCGACACCAAGATCTTCGCCCACCTTGTTGACCCGCGGCAGGTCAAGGAAGGCGGCCCCGGCCTCAAACTCGAAGAGCTGATCAAGTACTACGTCGACCCCGTTGCGGCCGACGAGGTCAAGGGCTCCATGGCCCAGATAGCCAAGCGGTACAAGGTCAAGAAGGCGGACATCTGGCCGATCGTCAGGACGTTCGACCATGACTATCTGCTGTACGCCGGCACCGACCCGATATGGGCCTACCGGCTGCTGCACATCCTTCTGCCCAAGGTGCCGGCCCGCTCAAAGGCTAAGGGCCTGATCGGCTGGGAACACCGGCTCGCACACGTCATGGCGAAGACGGAGCGCACGGGTTACCTGGTTGACCGGGAGTACGCAGAGATGCGTATTGCCGAGCTGAAGACCGAGGAAGAGAAGTGGGTCGAGGTCGCAAGTCAGTGGGTTGAGAATGTCAACTCCGACAAGCAACTGATTGAGGCGTTTCAGAGCTTCGGCTTCAAGCTCACGAAGAAGACCCCCAAGGGCAACTTCAGCATGGACGCCGAAGTTCTGGACTCCATCGATCATCCCTTGGCCGAGGCAGTCAAGAAGGCAACGAAGGCCGCTAAGTGGCGGAAGACGTGGTTCGAAGCCGCCATCAACGGCATGGACTCTGAAGGGCGCGTACATGCCTCGGTGAATTCAATGGGGGCTAGAACGGCACGGATGTCAATATCGGGCGCTATCGCGGCACAGACGTTCCCGGCCGGGGACGGCTATGTTCGCTCTTCTTTCCTCGCGGAAGAGGGGCACGTAAGCGTCAGCATCGACTTCGGCAACATGGAGCTTCGCTTCCTGGCGGCCGAGTCGAGGGATCCAGTCATGATGGACGCCTTCCTCAACGACAAGGACCTTCATCAGATCACGGCCGATGCCGCTGAGGTATCCAGAAAGACCGGCAAACAGGCGAACTTCCTAACTGTGTTCGGCGGCGGTTGGAAGGCCTTGATGACGAATGCCGGAGTGACTGAAGAGGTTGCTCGCAGGACCATCAAGGCGTTCAACGACACCTATACGTGGGTCGACAAGCTCTCGAAGAAGCTGATGGCCGAGGCCAGGCGGTACGGCTACATCTACACCGTTACCGGTCGCCGGCTCCCGGTGGACAGGAGTCGGGCGTACTCCGCCCTCAACTACTACATCCAATCTGGATCTCGGGATATCACGGCCCGCGCCGTGATCAATCTCGACCGTGCTGGGTTCACTCCCTGGGTTCGTCTCGTGATCCATGACGAGATCGTTTTTTCCTTCCCGAAGGATCGGGCCGAGGAACTGACCAAGCAGGCCGCCAGGATCATGGAGTTCACGGTCAAGGGCGTATTGATTCCTGCTGAGGGTGAGATCGGAGACCGGTCGTGGGGCTCCATTCTCGACCTCGAAGACAGTAAGCACTAAGGGGTTCATGTACGAAGACGTCGAGGGCGGCGAAGACTGCGAAAGCTGCCAAAACACAGATAACACCATGCTCTACGACTGGGATGGCGTAGAGGCATGGCTTTGCCACGAGTGTGCAGAAAACCACGGAGCGGAGAGTTTCGAGTGAACGAGAACCACCCCGAGGCCGAGTCCATCATCTCGGACCTCGAAGGCCAGCTGGCCCTTGCCAGTCTGGAGAAGCGCGGCCAGTACGCGGCAGGTATCGCCCTCCTCGCCGGGGACATCCTGAAGGTTGCCCTGGCTGCCAGTGTGCCGTACTCCCTCGCACGGGAGATGGCCAGCGACTTCTGGAAGGCCGAGCTGCTGGCGGACACCGTGGCTGCCCTCATCCGGGATGCGGACCTGGACGAGGACGACGAGTGAAGAAGCTCGCCCTGCTGGGGGCCGGCGCACTGGTTGCGCTGGCCCTCACTGGGTGCGACGACCGGAATTGTCTCCAGTCGCACACCGACCATCATGCCCATTACTCAGGTGAACACTCAGGGACAGCCGCACATCACGTGGATTCCTGTGGAGACCTGTGACAAGTACGAGGAGCCCACTCCATGAGCAAACGCGCCACTCTGACCGCTGCCCTGCGCCAGGCGCACAAGGACCTGGAGGCCAACAAAGACGCATACGACGCGTATGTGCGTGCCCGCATGGCTGCCAACTCTGCCTTCTGTGAACTGGCCAACCGCTTCGGGGTGCAAGCAGCACTCGACGCCAGGCCGGAGGAGCAGAGCCCTGAGTTGTGAGACTTGGTACGCCTGCACGGACGTGTACGGCACTCACCGGCGCCCGTGCTGGGACTGCTACTTCCTCGGGATCGCAGAGGCCGCAAAAGCCCGCGGCGACTGCATCCGTAAAGAGGTCGGCGCGGTCCTGGTCCGCCCGGATCACCGGACAGCCATCACGGGTTACAACGGCTCTGAGCCTGGCGGACCGAGTTGCAAGGCCGGCGAGTGCGAACGCTGTCTCAGCGATGCGCCGGCCGGTACCGGCTATGAGGGCTGCATCGAGTACCACGCCGAGGCCAACGCCATCATGTGGAGCCGCCCAGAGGATCGAATCGGAGCCACTCTCTACGTCACTTGGGAGCCGTGCGGCGACTGCCGGAAGCTCATCCGCGGTGTGGGCATCAGAGAGGTTGTTTGGCTCGAACTCGGTACCAAGATGAGGCGGGTGGTGATCTGAAGGAAATGGGTACCGCGGACCCCGAGGGCGATTCGACGGCCGCCCTCCGATGGTCTGAGACCGACTCAGATGGCAACACGGTGACCTGGGTTGCTACAGAAGCACCTGGTTCGTTGGACGCCCATCAGCGCATGCTCGAACTTCTGTTCTCCCCAAGATTGCGGGGAGCTGACGTATGATCAGGCGATCCACATGAGTGGACCCCCCGGAGGGCCTGAGAAACGCTCCGAGGGGGTCCTGCCAGTCACGGGAGGACTGACATGGGTAAGTCTGTCATGTCTGCAATCGATATTGCAGCTCGGGCCATCACCGGAAAGCAGCTTCGCGCGGTTGACTATCTGCGCGTTTCCACCGAAGACCAGGCAAAGGGTTACGGCATTGCCTACACAGGCAAGCGGACCGCAGCCCACATCACCCGCAAGGGCTGGGCGCATGTCGGGACCTTCACCGACGAGGGTGAGTCCGGGACCCTGCCGTGGGAGCTGCGCGAGGGCGCCGCCAAGATCATGGAACTCGCGGTTCAGCAGCCGCGACCGTTCGACTTGGTGTGCGTCAACGAGACGCGAGCCATCGGCCGCCAGAACCGCGTGTTCTGGGAATGGGTCTGGAAGCTCCAGGATCTTGGCATCTTCGTGGCGGTTGTCGATGAGGACATTGACAACACCACCGAAGCAGGCGCACAGCGTATGGCCGACAAGGCGAATGAGTCCTTCAAGGAACTCGTCCGCATCCGGCAGCGCACCCAGGGCGGCATCCAGGAGAAGGCCGAGATGGGTGGCTTCCCTGGTGGGCAGGCCCGATACGGCTACCGGATCGCCAACAAGGGCGTAAAGGGTGAGCAGAAGCTCACTCTCGACCTGTGCGACGGAGGGGAGGCCTGCACCCGCACGGACCCGTGTGAGGCCGTGCACGAAGCTGAGGTACTGCGCTTGGCTCGTCGCATCGCCATTCGGGTAAACCGGAACTGGGAGAAGGTCGCCCTGTACCTGAACGCAGAGGGGTTCTTCACCCGCTCGGGTAAGCCGTGGACCGGACCCAACATCAGGGGTCGCCTCATGGACGACGACCTGCTTGAGGGCCGGTTCATCTTCCGCAACGAGAAGAACGGCACGCAGATCGGGCCGGACGGTAAGCCGGTCTGGGGAGAGTCGATCACCATCACCATCCCTCGGATGTTCACCCCTGATGAGGTGGCCGAGCTGCGAGCCGTGGAAGGCCGGACGTACACCAAATCCCCGATCCCTGGGCGGGTGTACCCCCTGTCAGGGCGGCTGCTCAGCCCTTGCGGCTCGCACTACGTAGGCAGCAGCCCCAAGGAGGACGAGAGCTTGCACTACGTGTGCGCCGGCAAGAGGCCCGAGTACGCCGGTGCTGCAACGTGCTCTTGTTCCCAGATTTACGCGGACGGCGTTGAGGGCTGGGTCTGGGGGAACGTCTGCGACCTACTTGGCGACCGGGACCGACTCATGGCGCTTGCTGAAGAGTGGGTTGGTGCGACCGCGAAGAAGCAGGTGGACTACTCCTCTCGCCTTGCTTCTCTGGACCAGAAGATTGCCGAGAAGAACGACACCATCGACCTCATGACGGCCACGTTCGCAACGCAGGTTACCCGGCAGGGGCTCACGGGACAGGCTGCTGAGGCTGCCGTGGAAAGGAAGCTCCTTCCGCACTACGCGGAGCTTGAGCAGCTTCAGAAGGAGCGGGCTGACATCGAGCTGTGGCAGTCGGAAGCTCAGGAGGCTGATCAGCGGGCAAGGGATCTGCACGCGCTTGCGCAGTCGGCGCATGGGCACCTTGGGGAGACCGTCACGAAGGAGCATCAAGCGGAGTGGCTTGCCCTTCTCGACATCAAGGTCAGGGTTCTGGAGAACCCTCCCGCGATGCGTCGCGGTCTGGCTTGTCCTGTCGGTGAGTGGTTCCGAGAGCACAAGCGTGAGGTGCCGACTCTGGATGATCAGGTCTGGGAGCGGATTGTTGAGCTGGAGGGCTTCCCGAACGGGGGGCTCGTCCCTCGCCAGGTGGGAGGGGTGGCCCCCCGGACTGTGCTTGAGGTCTTCCTGAAGAAGGCTCGCACGGGGGCATCATGGCCCGCCCTGGAGGCTGAGACCGGCTCTAAGGGGCTGATCGGGCATTGGAAGCGTTGGAGCAAGCAGGGACGTTGGGAGCGCGTCATGGAGGCCATGAAGGGCTGTGACGGGGCGCCTGTAGCCCCCCGTCACCAACTGCCGAAGATGGAGATGACCGGGAAGGTTCGACCTGGGGTCATCCTTGCCGCAACTAGCGCCCGCGAGGCGGGCGACCAGGAAGGCCACGCCCAGGAATCGGCCCCTTCGGCAGCGGCATGTTGCTCATCAGGTCGCCCAGGGCACGCAGCCGGTCGTTGGTGGCGGTGACCTGCGGGCCGGTCAGCACGCGGGGCAGCTTCAGCATGGTCGTGCGC